CTATGCCATGTTTTCAAGAGTATGGTTCTTACACTAACTCAAATACAGTACCTAAATTCTGTAGAGATTTAAGTGAGGTTGAAAAACCAGAGATTACTGAGTAAGTAATCCACTATATAAATAGCGACGGATTGGGGTAGGTTGGAAACAGTCGCTAAATACTACATCTAGAAGGATATACGAGATACAGTCTGTGCGAGTCAGACGTGTAGTGCAACCAGTGGCAACTGAGTGTTACCTAGGCAATGGTACTCAGCAACAAGGAGCGTGGTTACGTACAGAAGTCCACGAGTATGAGTTCGAATCTCATCACTGGTTCCAAAGAGGTATAAATTACGTGGCGACTAGCAGATCAGCAGCGTCAGTAAGAGTGATAAACTTGCAAGGTAGAATTATCAACTATGATAGTAAACTATACCTTAACATGTTCCGTTCGTCTAACGGTTAGGACACTAGGTTTTCATCCTAGAAATGAGAGTTCGATTCTCTCACGGAATACTAAACTAAATATTAACACTTAAAAATTAAATAAAATGGCATATAATCCAAACTCTCCTTCAAACTGGTCTTGGGCAAAGGCGTTTGAAGAACATAGAAAATACGTAAATCAAACTGAATTAACTCAACAAGTAATAAACCATCTTGGTGGTTATACAGGTGAAACTAAATATGTAGATCTACCTAAAGAAAAACAAGATGAATTGTATCACATTTTATACCAAATACTATGAAATTAACTAAAGAAGAGTTAAACGTGCTAATGGTAGCACTAGATCACATGCAAGAATATTTAGACGATTTAAGTTTAGAACCTATGAGTGAAATCTTTGACTTAGAAAGTAAATATAAAGCTTTTGAATCATTAAAATACAAACTAAATACGATCCGAGTAGGATAATAATAATATGAAAGACAAAATTAAATATATAACTACAGATAGTTTAGATGCTATGATAGGTGATGATTACATTAAAATAGCAGTATTTAACAAGAAAAAGTCACCATATGGTTGGACTAAACGTGAGCTAATGTATACACCTTATGGAATAGATATTGAAGAATTCAACTTCGACTATGTAAAATCAGTAGTAGATCATGTATATTCTGTCTTTCCTGACGAAGAAATTAAAGAGTTAATAACTAAAGTAAATAAATACTATGAAAAAAACAGTAAATAAGTGGGATATAATTACACCAAGACAAAAGAAAATAGGTAAAATATTAAAAATCAGTATGGCTATAATATTTTTATCAATATGGACACCAATATTTGTTTATACAATCGGTGAAGTAATAAAGTTAATAACCAAGTAATACCTATAGAATGACTGATGTACAAAAAATAGAAAAAATAGCGCAAGGAATTATAGCAGGATACTATGGTTACACGCAAGATTGTGGTACTGAGTGGCAGAAATGGACTCATGCAGTATTACAAGCTAACAAAATTTATACTGGTGAGTATATAGTAGATAAAACCACTCATTTAGATGGGTATAATTATGTTCAACAAATACTACAATCATGACTCAACAAGAAGTAATAGACAAAGTATGTGACAGATTGGTTACAGTACTTTATAATGAATTAGATTACTATATGTTTGAAGAACTAGGTTACAGCGAAACTAATGATAAGTATGTTGAAGATGCTGACTTTTTAGCAAGAAAAATAATAAGAGAATTAAATAAAGATTTAAATGACTGATATAGAACCTACAATCCGCGCAGCACTAAGATGGTTGCAAGTGCAAGAATTAAGAAAAAAATACCCAAATGACGCAGATTTTGGTCATGAAGTAGCTAAACTAATAATGAAAGATGAGTAAAAGTAATGACGCTTACATAAAAAAAGAAATGATGAAAGTAAAAGGTGGAGAGTTTTACAACTGGTACAAGAATTTACCTGGTTACTTACAAGAAGCTTATAAAAGAGAGTTTAACAAATTACAGACTAAATACGAAAAGTGATGGATAATAATAATATGAATAAAATAAAAACACATACCGCAGATCGTAAAAAAGTAACAATAACTAAAACCATTAACGGTCAAGTAGAAAAAAGAACTTATAAAGGAGTAACAATTAATAATATACCTGACGAGTACAACCACTGGTTTAACTATAAAGGTCTAACATTTGTAATCTCATGAAAAAAAAGTTAAAATACATTTGTCCAGAGTGCAGAGCTATGTATGAAGGACCACAAGGTGCGACGCCATTTATAGTGTCGTGGAATGACGGTCATTTCTGTACTCCAAGACTAGTCGGAGAAGAAGAAGTTAAAAAAATTAGTGAAAAAACTAAAGATTTAGCTAAAGATGAGATATGGACAACGTATTATAACTAATAAACCACGACTTCAATACTTGCGACAGGCGTTGTCGGAGAAGAAGAAAAACTGTGGGGTTGAGTGACGGCTCAGCTTGGAAAGCGAGGTCAGGTAGCAACCGCGGCGAAAGCAAAGGTGCGTAGACTGTTCTAGACATGAGAGGTTCGAATCCTCTCTCTCGTTCAAAAAGATTTACACGAGGTAGATCTATAAACTATAAAAATATAGTAATATGCAAAAACTAATCAAAGAATTGCAAAACCTATACTCATGGAATCAGTTCTATCAAGCAAGAACTATGAGGAAGGAAATGAAGACATGCCAACTTCAAATCAAAGGCAAAAAACAAGAGATTAACGAGTTTAAAATGACTCAGAAAGCTAAGAGAGGAGGTAAGAAATGAAAGATACTAATGCAATAGAAAAAGCACTTCAAGTTAAAATAAATGCAGAGTTAAGAGAAATAGTAGACAAGTTTGCTGCTGATGTAGAAAAACTATCAGATAAATATGGTGGATCTATGTTTTATGACATGCAAAAAGATACAGCTCCAGATTCTCCATCATTTCACGTACAAGGAACTCATGGTATAACTAACGTATTACATAGAATGTTACTAACTAATCATGGTGATAGAATGTTAAAGTATAAGTCACAAGAATTAATCAAAAAACTAGATTTAATATGATGAAAATGGATAATGGAACAGCATGTACAGATAAAATATTCTTATTAAACGATAAAGATATCGAGCTGATAGTCAGGTTGTTACACGAAGAGTGTGATCACCATGTGTATCATCAAGAACTTTTTAGTAAAAGACCAGATCAAGAGTTTTTTAAAGAGAGATATGATCACTGCCAAGATTTAATAATGGAATTAACTAAATAATATGAACGATAAAGAAGCATTACAACAAATAGTATTTATGGTAAATAAATATGTAAACATAGAAGATGATGTGTATGTATCACCATATATATTAATAGATCAATTAGTAGAATTTTTAGAAGAGAATGTAATACATTGCGCCATGGATAATAACTATAAATAAGAAATTATGACAGTAGGAGAATTAATACAAGAATTAAAATACATGGATGAAGATGCTACAGTAAGATTTGCATCTCAACCAAGTTGGCCTTTTGAATACTCTATAAATGGAGTAATACAGACTATAGTAAGAGATAGAAATGATGAAAAAGAAGATATAGTTTACTTAGAAGAAGGTAGACAAGTAGGATATTTGCCTAAAGAGGCTAAAGACGAACTAGGGTGGTAGAATTTTTAAGAGATACTTTAATAGTAATCATAGGAATTCTATGTACACCATTTATATTAACATACGAATTAATAAGATACTTATGCAACAAATTAAAGTAACCATGAAGGAGATATACGATGCTATGAAGCCTTCAGTACAGAGAAATAAAAAGAAATATACCCGTAAAACCAAACATAAAAATGAAAAAAAGAACTTTGAATGAATACAGGCAAACTAAAGAGTATCAAGGTACACCATGGGATACAAATAAGTACGGTGGTGGGTTTAAAAAAGTAGTATTTGACGATCTTGAAGATTCTGAAAAACTTAAAAAGTTAGAAGAAGCTCACAAGATACCTGAAGAAATAAAAGAAATTAATCTTAAACAGCAAATAGAAGATATTGCAGAAAGAGTAAAAGATAGAGTACATGACGTACTTTTTAATGAAATTTTTGAAATAATGGATTACTACGATGAGTTAAATTGGAGTAATTTTGTACAAGATGACGCGCCAATAGAGTTACTTGATGCATGTATGGACCACAAACAAGGAATTCATTATGAAATATATCAATTAGTATTAAAGAAATTAAAATAATTACAAACTAAATACGATTGAAGCAGGATAATATATATATGAATGATAAAATATGTAAATGTGGCAATGAGATCCACCCAGTAAGAATTAAATATGGCTACAACAATTGTGTAGCATGCTCAACTGTAGAACGTTACGGTTGTGCACCAATTATAAACCACAAAACCGGTAATAGTATACAAATATTATCGAGAGCTGATGCAAAGCGCATCGCTAAACTAACTCGTCGTAAAGGTTACGGCACAATGCTTAGATAAATGAATTTATACGAACAATTAAAACCAGAGATCAAAGCTACATTATGTAAAGAAGCTGAAAACTACAGTGCTTGCATAGAATGTATCTTTGAAGAGCTCAAAACCAAAACCAGATATAGTGAACTGACTATAGATTCTATACGCACTTTGCATACTTTTGCAAACTTGTATAGCTATAAACTAACATCTTCAGATGTTTTATTCGGTGAACATATCTTTAATACTAAATAAATGACAGAAGAACAATATGAAAACGCGTTAGTTGCACTAGGTTGCAAAAACGTTACAAGTAAAACACAGAATAAAAATGGTACTACAGCATTTAGAATGCCTGACGGTGTAAATATGATAACCGAGCATAAAACAGGTTATATCAGAAGAATTGTATTAAGTGGTACAGGTAGAGTTGCAAGTTGTTATCAACTAAATCCACAATATAAAACACCTTACAAAGTTGTAAATCAATTTGGTAAACTATGTGAGTGGACACACAGTAAAAGAACATTGATACATAGCAGAAAAGCTAGACTTAAAAAACTATTTTTATACACAATTAAAGCATTAAACAATGGAAATTAGAGATGAAAGACTTATAGAACTTGTTAAAAACCATTTAGATATTTCTATATCTCATGATATAAATGACTTTGATAATGTAGATTGTATGATATATGAAGAATCTACTGCAGATGGTTATAGTGTTTACTTATGTACTAATGATAATAGATACCCTTCTATATGTGAAGATGTATACTATTATAACCACGAATTATCAGAGGCATTTGAACAACAAGTAAGATGGAATGATAAAACTTTTTACATTTGTGAAGATGTTTATGAAGATAGTTATATGAATGATATGTTGTTAGAAATGTTTACAGATCATGCTGAAGATATTATTAAAAATGATGAGTTAGATATAACACTAGAAGAAATTAATTATTTAAAAGAAGAATATGGCATCACAGAAGAAGTTGAAGACTGAACAAAAACTACCTAAATGGTTTAAAGGTATGATTTACACTGAAGGTGAAACTGTAACTAATCCATTTTCAGGTGAATCATATGAATTAACAGGTGTAGAATTATCATTATATGATTTTATAATAGGTTGTCAAATGGTATTTGACACTGTGCCTAATACAATGACAACTAAACGAATTAATGAGTTTCAAAAAGCATTAACTTGGTTTAGGGTGAATAACCCAGAAGCATACTACGTGTTGTTAGATTAGTAGTAGTTTAGTTTCCACGAAGTAAACACTGATAACAGGATACAGTCAGAAGCTGTCGGAAAACAACGTTTACAAGCTCGTACTCAAAAGGTACGGGCTTTTCGTGGTATGGATAATATAAATATGATGAAAGCGTTTATGTTGTTAGGGGATCTAGCGACTAAACAAGGTGATGAACTAGCTGACGAAACAGTTAAGTATAAAGAAAAAATAGCTTTTGCCACAATGAGAGCTAGTATACCAGATTGGCAACCACCAAGTGACTGGAACAGTTTAACTAACAAGCAAAAATTAAATAGACTTGATAAGTTAAAAGAACTATAAAAAATGAGAATAATAGTAATAATAGTAATAGCATTATGCGTAAGTTGTAGCACTACAAAACGTACAGCTCCTTGCAGACAGTGTCCACAATATTCTTATGAAAAAGTTAATTAAATTTACATTAATATGGATAAGTGAAAATTTAGCAACTCCGTTCTGGGTTGTAGGACACATTCATTTATCATTAAATGTATATCACGATCTAATTGAGATCGCTACGTCCTTAGGACTCAATATAATTGTATTTATAGGGTTCTTAATTGATTTTAATGAATACAAAAAATAACAATTTACAAACTAAATACGAATACTAACGGATAATATCAATATGATGACAAAAAAACAAATGAATGAATTAGCAGATCTAGTAGCTTCTAAAATAGTTTTAGAATTATTTGGAGATGAAGAAGCAAGAGCTCAAGCTCAAGCTCAATTTGAAAGAGATTTTACTCCAAATGATCATTTAGCTGGTATATTTGCAGATATGACTGATGAAGAAATGTTAATTGGTGAATTAGCTAGACTTCAAACTATATTAATGATATATGAAAGTCAAGATACCACCGCAGGTTATGAAAAAGCTGCTAGAGTATTAAAAAAATTAAGACAAATACAGAAAAAATTAGGAAAATTATGACAATAAAACCAATGTTAGCCCATAAGTTTGACCCTGATAAAGCAGTATTTCCTGCTTTACTACAACCTAAACTTGATGGAGTTAGATGTGTATTTACAAAAGATGGTGCTTTTTCTAGAACAGGGAAAGAATTTAAAAATGTAGATCACATTGTAGAAACCTTAGAACCACTGTTCAAACAATATCCTTATCTAAAATTAGATGGTGAATTATACAACCATAAATTAAAAGATGATTTTGAAAAGATTATTTCATTAGTTAGGAAAACTAAACCTACATTTGAGCACAGAAAAGAAGCTGAAAAATTAGTACAATATCATATATACGATATAATACCGTTAAAGCATGTTGTATTGGGTGCTACATATGAAGAAAGATTAGACCGTTTAATTGATGTAATTGCAGAGAAAACTTATGATGGTCATTTTATAGACAACGATCATGTAAGATTAACTAAAACGGTTTATATAGAAAATATCGATGAAGCTAAAGAATGGCATAAAAATTTCTTAAACGAAGGCTATGAAGGATCTATTTATAGAAATCCTGATGGATTATATAAAAGAACTAGGTCATGGGATTTAATGAAGTTCAAAGATTTTGATGATGCAGAGGCAACAATTATTGGTTATGAATTAGGTAAAGGTAAGAGGCAAGGCACGCTTGGGAAGTTCATCATGCAAGATGACGCGGGTGTACAGTTCGGCTGCCCACCGGGCAAAGGTTACACCTACAAGGATCTAGCCGCTATGATCGATAACATTAGTCACTATATAGGTGAGCGTGCTACCTTTACTTATTTTCAACGAACTAAAGCAGGTTCTTACAGACATCCATTGTATAAATGTATAAGAAATTATGAATAGTAAAGAATACTTATTATCCTCCGATATAGAAGATCTTATATGGGAGTGGGAACAAGCTAATATATCTCAATATGAGTTTATAATTAAACTAAGAAATATAATATCAGACTACGAATGAATATATTTTATTTACATAGAGACCCAGTAAAAGCCGCGCAATACCAATATAACAAACATGTTGTTAAGATGATCTTAGAATCAGCTCAAATGCTGTGTACAGCACATCATGAAATAATGGGAGAAGATGCAAATGTACCATACAAACGTGCACATGTAAACCACCCATCAACTATATGGTGTAGAAGTTCAGCTGAAAATTACACTTGGTTATATGATCATTTCTGTGCTTTATCTGCCGAATATACTAAACGTTACGGTAAAGTACATTTGTCATATACAAAGTGTGATCCTTATTTAAGATATTTACCAGGCGGTTTACCATATACAGGGTTTACACAACCACCTCAGGCTATGCCTGATGAATATAAAGATCCATGCAGTATCAAAGCTTATTGGAATTACTATATAGGCGAAAAGCATATTGTAGCAGGTAAAAACGAAAAAATATATGAGAAAATTGATATTTGAATTATATCTAAATAACGAGATTAGCATGGAAGTTGCTAATAAACTTTTAGATAAATACTACGAATAAATAAGGCGACCAGGCATCCTTTGAGTAGCTCGTACTTTCCCTTCGGACCGACCCATGCCACATGAAGATGTGGAAAGAGGCGTTTCCCATAGGTGACGGTGCGGGCTTTCGTAGGTATGAATAAGATAGAATTTAACCCAAGAAAATCAAGACATATAGCATATCTTGAAAAAAGAATTGTAGAATTACATCACGAAATATTTGACGAATCTTTATTTATAGCTACAAGACCATTAAAAGACGGTTGGGAAGAGAATATAAAAGAAAGAAGATCAAGAATACAAACCAAATTGAAGCTACAAAAGAAATACCGTAGACGACTAAACCTATTAAACCTATAATTATGGGAGCAACAAAAAGAGATTATATGGATTATTATTCATATGCAACCTTAGAAGAAGTTATATATAAATATAACTTAAATCTAGAGGAACAAGAAGAAGAAATGATTTACGAAAGACTGTGTGACACAAGGCCTAAAGATAAATGAATAAGGACCTATTGTCATACGATAGAAATTTAGATTATTTAAACCATAGAAGAATCATATACCGAACAGTACCCAAAGAAACTCCCACAGTCGAGTATGAATGGGGAAGATACTATGAAAATGGTACATATGAATGCTACGAATTATTTAGAAGTAAAGCTAAAATCAATACTTATAAATCACTGAAGTGGCATTTATTAGTTTTATGGTATTTGAATCCAAGCATGGATCAAAACGACTTTGAGCAATTAGCAAATGTAATAGCTGAACCAACTAATGGTTTTGCTACGTTTCATATACCAAAACAATTGCTTAGACAGATTATATATGAAGTTAGCATGTCTGACTTAGAAAGACCACCTAATAACCGTAGAAGAAAAGTAATATTTGATGTTAATTGTTATTTAACAGCAGAAGAAAAACTTAAAATTACTGGTTCGTTAGTTGGAAGATCTAAAATGGTACATGAAGACGATATATATGACGCAATGCTCCACATCAATGATGAAGGAGATAAAATTACCATTAGCAAATTAGCTAAGCACCTTAAATGTTCTGATCGAACTATTTATCGTACTATGGGTAATGAGCTGAAGAAAGAGAAAGAACTTTTAAATAACGACTTATGAAAAAGTATAATGTAAAGAACTACATTAGATGGAAAGAAGATGTTACAGATTCTATAAAGTATATAAAACAAAATAGCTCCGTTAGTTGTTTTGCTGATTATACTCCAAAAGAACTTAATGTATTATTTCTACCTCTTGTAGAAAATATTGCAAGAAAATTCTCTACTTCACAGCAAGCTTCAGGAGTAATGAGTATTATGGATATTATACAAGCTGGTAGTCAAGCTTTAACATTAGCTGTTAATAAAATAGATTTTATGACACTAAGAGAAAGCGAAGATCAAGAGAAAACCTTAAAATCTTTTTTAGCTAAAAGAATTAGAGGTCATATCAGAAGAGCTATTGATATTAATAGAGGTGATATTCGTATACCTGAACATAAACTTAACGAGATCCGAAAGGATAACGGTAAAGACAAAAAAATGGTCGAAATGTTTTTCAATAGTATATTTTTAAGTATTGATGCTATACCTACCAAAAACAATGAGTCAAATGAATCATGGGTGAATAATTTACCTGATACATCTGAACCATATAACTTAGGTATGTTAAACATATACTTAGATAGTATACTGAAAAAACATCTTAACCACAATGAATATCATGTACTGCGTTTGAGCTATGGACTTGATTGCGATAAACATTCTGCTAAACAAATTGCAGACTATTTATCTATATCAGGAGTGTCAGCTTATGTTAGAGTTTCAGAGCTTAAAAAGCAAGCTGTAACTAAATTAATTGACAACGTAGATCACTCGCAAGTGCTTGATTATCTGTGAGTTAGAATTGTAAATGTTAAATTAAATATGTAATTATATAGATATGACGATCAACGAAAAACTGACCAAAATCCAAACTGAATTTAAGTCGAAAAAAAGTAGATTTAATTCATTCGGTAAGTATTATTTCCGATCTGCCGAAGACATTCTAGAAGCTACAAAACCCTTTTTAAAGGAGTTAGAGGTTACAGTTACTGTAGATGAAGAATTAGTATCATTTGATCCACCAGTTATGCAGGTTACTGCTACAATTATGGATGGTGAAGCTTCAATTACTTCTAAAGCTGTAGTTGGTGTTGACCTTGAGCAAAAAGGAATGCAAATGCCACAAAGATACGGTGCTGCATCTTCTTATGGAAAGAAATATGCTTTAGGGAATTTATTCCTTATAGATGACACGCAAGATAGTGATGCGACAAACACTCATGGTAAAAATGGTACTACTAAGAAAAAGCTAACAGATGAATCATTAGCAAAAGCTAAAGAATATGTGGCTAAAGGTGGTAGTATTGATACAATAAAAAATAAGTATATTGTATCAGCCAAGCAAGAAAAATTATTACAAGAAACGTTATGAAAAAATCAGAGATCATAGATAAGTTACGTATAGACGAACATTATTATGGTGAGTTTGGACAACAGTATCTAAGCAATTCTGATATCAAAACGTTACTTAAAAATCCTCTTGATTTACACAAACCTACCAAAAGCAATCCAAACTTCTTAGTAGGTGGTTATTTCCACACAGCGATTCTAGAACCTGATAAAATAAAGAAATTCAAGATAATAGAATCAAGTAGTAGAAATACAAAAGTGTATAAAGAAATGTCAGGCGGTGAATTATGTTTGTTACAACATGAAGTTGATATGATTGAAGCTTTAGTAGATAAGATCATGAACAATAATGTTTGTAGAGATTTAATTTTACCACACCAAGATGTAGAAGTCCAATATGAAGAACCTGCAATTGCAGAGATTCATGGTCAAATGTGGAAAGGTAAAGCTGATATTCTTAATCATGAGGAACAACTTATCATAGATTTAAAAACTACAAGTGATTTAGATAAATTCAGATGGAATGCTAAGAAATACAATTATGATTCTCAAGCATACATCTATAGAAAATTATTTGGTTATGAAATGGTTTTTATAGCTATAGATAAAAATACGGGCAAGATTGGCTTGTTCGATTGTTCACCAGACTTTTATCAGTCAGGTAGTGACAAAGTAGAAAAAGCTTGTGAAATGTATGAATTGTTTCACGAGTCTGAGGATTTTGAACCTCAACAGTATTTTATTAATGAAACCTTATAAATATGGCAGGAATAGTAAAAGCGAATATTAATTTAGACGCGATACCAAAAGACAAAATATATAAAGGAAAAAAGGGTAGGTATCTTCCAATTTCTATAACTATTAATGATGAACCAGATCAGTTCGGTAATCAAGGACCAGTTTGTGTTGATCAATCTAAGGAGGAAAGAGAAGCTAAAGCTGAAAAGACTTACTTAGGAAATGTTAAAGTAGTTTGGACTAATGGAGATTTTCCTGAGCCAAATTTTGGAGACCAACCTAAACAACCAGCTGCTAAGGTAGAAGCAGAAGAGGATCTACCATTTTAATTTAATCAAATATGCAAGTCGAAGATAAAGAAATCAATGGTTTTACAATTGACAACTTTAATCAGCACGACTTAGAAGTAGGTAAATCGCAGGGGACTTGTCCCCTGTGTTCATCTTCTAGGAAACCTGAAAATAGAAAAGCTAAATGTGCTAGCTATGATTGGGAACGTGGACTGGGTACTTGTCATAATTGCGATTCAACATTTCAACTACACACTTATAAACGTAAAGGTAAAGCTGAAAAAGTTTATGTTGTACCCGATTTTACCGAAGGTGCTATTAAACCTGTACGTGATAAAACACTAGAATGGTTTAAAACAAGAGGTATATCTAGCGAAACCTTAGCTAAACTAATGGTTAGTATAGGTAAAGAATATATGCCTCAAACCGGTAATATTGAGAATGTTATTCAGTTTAATTATTATGTAGGTGGAAAAATAACTAATGTAAAATACAGAGATGCTCGTAAAAACTTTAAGTTATATAAAGGAGCTGAAAAAGTATTTTATAATATAGATAATATTGTTGGTCACGATTGGTGTGTAATAACCGAAGGTGAAATGGATGTTCTAGCTTTACACGAGGCTGGCATATCTAACGCTATCTCAGTTCCTAATGGCGCAACCTTAAATACTAATAATTTAGACTACTTAGATAACTGTATAGATTATTTCGAAGATAAAGATAAAATAATACTAGCGGTTGATTCTGATGCTCCTGGTCAAGCTTTACAAGCTGAATTAATAAGAAGACTAGGTGCTGAGGTTTGTTTCTTAGTAGATTTTGAAGATTGCAAAGATGCAAATGAATACCTATTAAAAGAAGGTAAAGAAGCATTAAAGGCTAGAATATCTAAAGCAAGACCTGTACCTCTAGAAAATGTAACAACGTTTAGAGATATTGAAGATGAAGTAACTGATTTTGTTGAAAATGGTTTTAAACCAGGTTTTCAAGTGGGATTAGAAAACTTTGATGAAATATTTAGTACATATACAGGTCAGTTTATAACTGTAACCGGTATTCCATCGTCAGGTAAGTCTGATTGGGTGGATCAAATGGTTGTAGGCTATAACCAGAACTATGGTTGGAAAACTGCTTTTGCATCTCCTGAAAATGCTCCTACATATCTGCATGCTCATAAGCTAATGCGTAAAGTATGGGGTGATATGCCTAGTAAACACGATATAGGTAAAACTAAATGGAACAACGTGGCAGATCATGTTAATGATAATTTCTTTTTCATTGATATGGAGAGATATACATTAGAATCCGTACTACGTAAAGGTGCTGAGCTAGTTAAACGTAAAGGTATTAAATGTTTAGTTATAGATCCATTTAATAAAGTTAGAGACGTAGACTGTCAAACAGAAGATGTTAATAGATATACAATGGAATATCTAACTAAGATTGAAACATTTGCTAAGAAATATGACGTGTTAGTATTTATTGTAGCACACCCAACTAAAATGTATAAGGATAAAGATGGTAAAATTGAAGAACCAACTATGTACAATATTAAAGGCGGTGGTGAATGGTACGATGCTAGTTATCACGGTTTATTGGTACACAGAGATTATGAAAAGAAAACAACAAAGGTAAAAGTGTTAAAGGTTAAGTTTCAAAACCTAGGTGAGAACCAAGGAGAAGCTTTCTTTACATGGGAACATAGATCAGGTAGTTTTATACCTGAAGTTCAACCTGAGTTAGATGAAAAAATGCCATGGGAATAGCACATAAAGGAACAGAATGTAAACCTCCAGATTGGGGTAATCCTAGAAATTTAGAAGCTTATAGTTGGTGTATTAACCATGGTGTTACTATATCAGCTTTAGCTACTGTAGCTGGTTTTCAATGTAAAACATGGGTAATTGAAGTTACAGCTAACGGAAAGAAAATAACCAGTCCAAAAGAATATGGTCCAAATGATCTATATGATAAGATCTTTGAACTATATAGGTTTTACTACGATAAATATAATTAAATGATAGACTTTAAAAACGCACAAAAAGCTTTTGAGTTTTATTACAATGCTATTGAAAACAATGGTGTTGATTTTGATGGAACTAAAGCTTTATTTAATATAGGATTTTATATTAATGATCCAGCTGATAATCATATTCATACTTCATATAGAAATTGGAATTTAGATTATGCGGAAGCTGAATGGGAATGGTATATGACAGGTGATAGAAACATAGAAACATTAGGCATATTATATGGTAAGATACCTGCTATATGGAAACGTATGGCAGACGGAGATAACAATGTGCATTCTAATTACGGTTATCAATGGGAAAGAGGTTATCAACTAGACAAAGTTGTACAACAACTCAAAGACAACCCTAACACTAGAAAAGCTGCAATATCAATTTACGATGGCAAAGAGATAAACAAATATAGATATGATACTCCATGTACATACGCAGTTCAATTTACAATTGTAAATAATAAACTGAATATGTGCGTGACGATGCGATCTAATGATCTCTGGTTCGGTTTCTGTAACGATCAGTATTGTTTTTCAGAACTGATGAAAGCTGTGTCTAAGAGGACAGGATATGAGCTCGGTTCGTATTTCCATTTTGCACACAATTTACATTTGTATGAGAGAGATTTTGATAAGAACAACTTAATACAAAGAAAGGCAGATTATTATGCGTGAAATAATATATTATTTATACCACATCCCGGGTAAAAAGATTGGTGTGACACGTGATCTTAATAATAGGGTAACAAAACAACAGGGATATTTTCCAGACGAATATGAAGTTCTTGATCATAGTACAGATATAGATTATATATCAAAGCGTGAGATAGAACTTCAACAGTCTTATGGCTATAAGATTGACAGAGTAGAATACAAAAACTTAGGTAAAAAGATGAAAATAAATGCGACAGAAATGACATCAACGTTTCCTTATCCTTTAAACAAACTCAAAGGCAATTTAATGGATAGCATGGGTAAAACATGGGAAACTGTTTATGGTAAGTTCAAGTTAGACAGAGAGACGGTCGACTGGATCGTTAATAATGCTCAAACATCAATGTATGATGCTAAGCGTAGCTATATTTATAACAAAGCTTTCTTTGAAAAGTTCGTTAACAAAAACCTTAAACAAGCCAAGGTCAATGCTAAGGAAGCTGCTGATAAAGCGTTAGAACATATAGAGGCAATGAAAGCAGAGTTAATATCACATTCAGAAGCTATTAACCCACGTGAAACATACCAAGATCTAGAAGTTAAAGAAGAAGATAGATTTCAAAAGATTAGAGATTGGGCAGAATCACGAGGATTATATGACAAAGGTGATACTAAAACTCAGTTCTGTAAACTGATGGAAGAAGCAGGCGAATTAGGTAGAGCTGTACTTAAAGACAACCAAGCTGAGTTTGTAGATGCTATAGGTGATATGGTAGTTGTATTAACGAATATGGCTATGTTAGGTGGAACATCAATTGAAACTTGTATTGACGCTGCTTATGATGAGATTAAAAACCGTAAAGGTAAAATGGTTAACGGAACATTTGTAAAAAATGGATAGTTTCGGGCAGACTGCTTTAGCAATTTGCATTGTACAATTTATAGGATGGTTCCTATTATATTTATGGATAAAAGATGACAGAAAAGAAAATTAAATTTAGAGATCCAGTAGTGGAAAGAGTAGTAGATAAATTCGTGTCAAGATCAGATGTTGGTTACGAAAAATATGGACAAACATTAGATAACGAACGTAAGACTGGTGTTAAAGATCTTGCTGCATATTTAAACGATGTACAAGAAGAATTAATGGATGCCATACTTTATATTCAAGCTGCACGTGAAGAGTTAGCTGAAAATGAAGATAAAAAATATGAGAATACATTAAATGGTATTCCTTATTATGTAACAGATGTTGCGTCGTAAAAAGAAAAAAGGACCAGTAAGAGCAAAGAAAACCATCGTTGATGGTATTTCTTTCTCTTCAGGTTTAGAAGCTTATATGTACAAAGCTTTAAAAGCTGCTAATATAAAAGCTAAATACGAAGGTTACACATATGATCTTGTGCGTGAATTTGAATTTAATATAGATGTTTATGAGAGATGTGCTAATGGAAAAGGGGATTATAAAAATAGAGGACATAAGACTATACGTAAAATCTCTTATACACCAGACTTCATCGGAGACGGATTCATTATTGAATGTAAGGGAAGACCTAACGAGTCGTTTCCAATCCGTTGGAAATTATTTAAGAAATTCGCAGCTGAAACCTGGGGATCTAAAATAACAATTTACAAACCACAAAATCAAAAAGAGTGCGACGAAACTATAAACCTCATCCTAAGCAAAGTGCAGCAATAGCTCGTATGCAATACAAGAATAGACAAGTTGATAAATTTGTTAAATGGAGTATTGAACAAAAAGGATATTTGAAATATAAAGAATTAATTGAATTTGAAAAACAATATAAATGAAAGATTGGGACTTGAGTGTAGGTTTTTATCCGGGCATATTAATCGGAATGAGAACTTATCACGGCCTTAATGAAGAAGGCGAATACAGAACTTCCCATGTGTTTTATTTACCCTTAATTGATTTATGTATAGATATTTACGATGAAAGAACAAACTTTAATAGAAATGAAGAATAAAGTAGAAGCATCTACTAGAGTTATTCAGCATTTAATAAATGAAATATCACACCTAAGAGAATTAGGTGTAGGAACACTTGAAACCTTAAAGCTTATGCCGGGTTATCAAGACGCCATCGATGAATTAAAAAAGAAGATGGAGGAAAATGTAGAAGAGAAAATGAAAGCAAAAGAGAATGGAACTAGCAAGTGAAATCTTATCTAATATTACAGTGTATATGAAATATGCGAAGTATATTCCAGAACTAAATCGCAGGGAAACTTGGAATGAATTAGTAACAAGGAATAAACAAATGCATATTAAAAAGTATCCAGACTTAAAAGACGATATAGAAAAAGTTTATAAGTTAGTATATGAAAAGAAGGTTTTACCAAGTATGCGTAGTCTTCAATTCGGTGGCAAACCGATTGAGATATCTCCTAACAGAGTATACAACTGCGCTTATCTCCCTATTGACCATGTAGATTCATTCCACGAAGTAATGTTTTTACTTCTTGGAGGAACTGGAGTAGGTTATTCTGTTCAAAAACACCATGTTAGTAAATTACCTCCTATAAACAAACCTTATGAAAAACGTAGGAGAAGATTTTTAATTGGTGATTCAATTGAAGGGTGGGCTGATGCAATTAAAGTGTTAATGAAGTCTTATATGGGTGATCGAAGATCGTCTAGAATTAGTTTCGATTATTCGGATATAAGACCTAAAGGTGCTCAGTTAGTGACGTCAGGAGGTAAAGCTCCTGGCCCACAACCTTTAAAAGAGTGTTTAGTTAAACTTAAAGGTATATTACAAGCTAAAGAAGATGGAGACCAATTAACAACAGTAGAAGTTCATGATATTGTATGTCATATAGCTGACGCTGTATTAGCAGGTGGTATTAGACGGGCTGCTTTAATATCTTTATTTTCTGCAGATGATCATGAAATGATTGCTTGTAAATCTGGAAATTGGTGGGAAACAAACCCACAAAGAGGTAGATCAAATAACTCTGCTGTTTTAATGCGACATAAAATTACTAAAGATTACTTTATGAATTTATGGGAACGTGTTGAAAAAAGTGGAGCCGGAGAACCCGGAATTTATTTTAACAATGATAAGGATTGGGGTACAAATCCCTGTTGCGAAATAGCATTAAGACCTTATCAATTTTGTAACTTATGTGAAGTTAATGTTTCAGATCTTAAATCACAAGAAGATCTAAACGAAAGAGTAAAAGCTGCGGCGTTTATTGGAACGTTACAAGCTGGTTACACTGACTTTCATTATTTAAGAGAAATATGGCAAGAAACAACCGAAAAAGACGCTTTGATTGGAGTGAGCATGACGGGGATTGGGAGTGGCACGGTGTTAGGATACGACATGGAGAAAGCCGCTCAACTTGTAAAAAGAGAAAACACAAGAGTCGCGAAGCTAATTGGAATTAATAAAGCCGCACGATGTACAACTGTGAAGCCTGCTGGGACGACATCTCTGGCATTAGGAACATCATCGGGTATTCACGCATGGCACAATGATTATTACATCCGTAGGATCAGGGTTGGTAAAAACGAATCAATGTATAAATATTTAGCTAAACATCATCCTGAATTAATTGAAGATGAATATTTCCGACCTCACGATACTGCTGTAATATCCATACCTCAAAAAGCTCCTGAAGGTTCAATACTTAGAACTGAATCTCCATTTGATCTTTTAAATAGAGTTAAAAAAATAGCAACTGAATGGGTTAAACCAGGTCATAGGAAAGGATCTAATACTCACAATGTTTCAGCTACTATAAGTTTACAACCTGAAGAATGGGTTGATGCTGGAGAATGGATGTGGGACAACAGAGAATACTATAACGGTTTATCTGTATTACCTTATGATGGTGGAACGTATACTCAAGCTCCATTTGAGGATATAGATCCAAATAAATATCAAGAGTTAATGCAATCATTAAAGCAAGTTGACTTATCAAACATAACAGAAACAGAAGATAACACAGACTTATCAGGTGAACTAGCTTGTGCTGGTGGAGCTTGTGAGATTAAATAATATAAATTTAGTCAAATTAAAAAGGGGAACTCGTATTGAGATCCCCTTTTTTGGTTACAGGAACTTTGGGTATGGTGCCCATTTTTTAGTGTTCCTTATTCATAATATTTTTTTACATAAGTTCCATCTTGATATATTTCTAATACCATTCCTTTGTAATACTTATTTACTTCTTGTCCTGCGAAGTTTACAATTTTATCTATTATTTTTTCTTCTGAACTGATTGAGATTGATATAGGATGAAATGATTCGTATTGTCCGTCATAATCAGTTTGTTTCAGACGATAATAAGAAACTCCGAAAAATGGATCATTATCAATAATACTATATGACATTTGGCTATTACTATTCCCAGCTCCTGTCACAGTTCTAATCGTCTTCCAAGTTTCAGCATCAATGCTTCTTTGTACCTCAAAGTAATCATTATTAACCTGTGATAAAGTTGTCCATCTAATTAAAACAATTGGATTAACATCACCACCTATTATTTCTCCTGTAAATGATATAAGATCTATAGGTAAAGCTGTTCCTCCACTTTGCCATCCAAACAAAGTGTTTGGTCTAATAGAATTTCTATATCCTATAGGTCCTGGAAAAGTTCCATCGTCATAATTATATACTACAGAATTTAATTTAGTTGTATATTGAAACTCAGGATAACTTGAAGCCCATGAACCATGATTATTAACTACTTTAACTACTAAGTTTTGTATGCCATCATATCCGTATAAACCCTGTAGCATTATTTCATTCCAACCAGGTATAAAATCTATAGTACCGTTATATACTAATTTCCAATCTGTCCAAGGCCCAACTCCATCTTCAGGCATAGTACCATCCATAAATTCTTCATCCATAGTCATTGCCATCCAGATCTCTTGATTGTTCATTGTCATTGTTGCTCCGTTAGTAATGTTCCAACTAATTTTCTCTATGTTCAAAGGTATACCACCAAGCTCTGCAGCTGTATAAATAGAAGCACTCCAACTATAATCATAATATCCATAAGCAGGAACTCTACCATCTTCTAAACTAGAATTAGGATCTCCAATTACAACTTCATTAGGATTAGTAGTTCCACCACCACCACCGGTAGGAGCAGGTGTTTTATATATCATTACTTCAGTTAACGTGGAATTAGAAGCACAATTGTATTCATTTAAGTGAACGTATAAAACTCCCGTATAATTTGGAGTATACTTTAAATAAGAAGTATAACCTGTACAACCTGTATAGTCATCATTAAATCCTACTACTACACCTGATTCATCTATTAGTGTAAGCTGTGTGTCATATGAAGCTAGTACTCCTCCAAATCCATCACACGTAGAAAACTGATATTCGTCTCCATCTACTACATTAACTCTAATAACTTCACCGGCATAATTCCAACTCGTAGCAGAACCCCAAACATCGTCTGCTGGAGTATATATAGTGCTAGGATAATAATTAGTACCGTTATCACATTGAGAGTAACCCAATACAATAAGTAAAGTAAATATTAAAGTTAGTAAATGTTTCATTATAATTCTTTTAAATTTCTTATTATTTTTTTCATAGCAGAATTTTTAGTTCCACGCGCACCACTAGGAGCTTGATCTGCTCTGTTTTTAAACTCTAAAGCTGTTTTATCATCTACAACATTAGTCTTTTTTAAATCTCTAAAAATGTTCTTCCATGTTGCGTTCTTAGATCCACGGCTTCCAGTAACTTCATCAGCTTGTGTTTTAATCTCTTTAACTCCTTCTACAATTTCGTTTTTACGTTGATCATATGGAGAATCTTTTTCATACTTTATGTTACCTTTTTCATCTAATATACTAGATGTATAAGTTTGCCAAGGCTTCTTAGTAATATCTCCGTTTGCTAACGGTGGATTAGGTTTCATTTTAAATGCCATGTTATTTCTTTTTATTTTTGTATACTTCTTTATCTACTTCTCTACACCAAAATAATATTTCATCTACTTTCTCTTCTAATTTTTCGATGTGTTGAGTTTGCCATTGTTGTTTAAGATCGTATTCAATTCTATCTATAACAGCTGGTGGCATTTTTTTAGCTTCTTCTATATCTGATTGTAAAGTATAATACATCCCCACAAAAGTCGCTGTTAAAACTACAATTTTAATTATACCTTTTAAATCTAGTTTTACTTCTGTTTGTTCGTTTATTTTCATTATATTCTCTTTCTTTTCTTTTTAGTTGATGTATTTTTAGGTTTTTTGTATTTTGACTTTTTAGGATCAGTAGGTGTTACATCCAACGACCATTCAGGCCAACCTAAAAAGTTAAATACTTTTTCCCATGTTTCGGTGTCATCAGAAGCCATGCTTTCTAAATTTTCATATTTTGTGAACAGTCTATCTAATGGTATATTAGTAGTAGCACTTATAACTTTAGCAGCTGATTCCCAAGCTGGATTATCTAAACTAAAACCTTTATCAAAAATTTCTTGCCTTCTTTTCTTAGAATCAAAAGGCCAAGCTGCTTGTTTTAACTTACTAAATTTACTTCTTATAGCAGGAGAAAATTGTAAAAGATTTTGCCACGCATCACCATACTCAGGTCTTTTACGTTGTGATCTGTCATAAATATCTAAAACTGTATTTTTCAACACGCTAAGAGTAATACCTCCTAAACCAGTGCCACGTAATATACTATCCACCATGCCATTAGCTGTATCATAAACTTTCTTTTGCTCTTTATCATTCAACTCATCATCTCCAAAACCTACAGCAAACAATCCTTGTTGCATAGCGTTAAACCATAAGTTTTGCATTATTCCATAATACATTATTTTGCCAGCATTACTTTTCCAATCTCCTCTTTTATTAATAATATCTTGTAAAGCTCTCTTTTGTATTCTAGTGTATTGCATAGGTGTGTTAACAAATTGTAAAATCATCCTACCTATATCACTAGATTGTTGTTGAGATATTTTACTAGGATCTGATGATTGTTGTGATATTTCAGCTGTCTCTCTAAACTCCTCAAAAGCTTTACGTTTAGCTTCTATCTCAGTTAATCCTTCTTTTTTTACTAGTTCTTTAATTCTGTTTCTATACCATGTTGCTCCACCTGAAGCGATAGCAAAACTATCTGCAATTCTAGTAGGAGCATATCCTTTTTCAATTAAATAATTTATAGCTGCTTTCGCTTTGTTTTTACTAGTAGCTGCTGCATCTGCTATTTCGCTTTCTGAAATATTTAATTTCAAACCATTTCTTCTATCTACTAAATAATCTGAATTCATTAATTCTAGAAAATCTTTCCAATATTGCTTTTGATTAGCAAAAGCTCTACCAGCTTTTATTGGATTATTAAAACTCATATTAATAAAGTTAGTTGCAGATATAGTCTGTAACAAAGCAGATCTCATATTAAAAAACATTATAACACCTTGTGATTGGTTGATATAATCTAATACTTGATTACTTAATCTATTACCAGTACTAGTTCTATTTTTACCAGATTTCATACGAGATAAACTATTCTCTAATGCTTCTCTATATTTTTTACCATATAATGCTTCGAGTTTGTTTAAATTTTCTTTGGAATATATTTGATCAACATTTGCTTGCCATTCTTCTAAATACTTACCTCTCTTAGTAGTGTTTAATAATTTAATTAGATCGGTTGTAATAGTACCAGCTAACCAATTTTTATCCGGCTTAACATATCCATCTCCTTTAGTTAACAATTCAATTTGTTCTGCAAATGCTTTAAGTTTAGGATCGTTTTCAATTATTTTATTCATTTCAGCTAAATCAGCTTTAGACAAGCCAGGTATTTTTTCTCCCGCTCTTCCCCATAAATAAGTTCTTACAGCTTGTTCATTTGTAAATCCAGATTTAGTTTTCTTTCTTAAGTCTTTTGGTACGTTTAATTGTTTTTTAAGAGCTTTAAAATCTGCCATCATATTAACTCTGTCAGTAGACAAACTATGCATAGCTCTATTGTAAGGTTTAAAAACATTATCTTGATACCATTGTAACTGTCTTTCACCTACTTTACCTTTACCTAATGTTGTATAAACTAACCCTAAGAAATCTTCAGCAGAAGATGGTAAAATGATTTTTCTTTTACCTTTATTTGCTCCCATCACTTCAGCTTTTGCTGCAGAGAATTCTTTATACCATTCTACACCAGTTGATTCTTCTAATAGTTTATTAAAATCTTTACTTAAAGTTTCACTGAATTTAGCTTGTTGAACTTTTCCTTTGACATCTAATACATTCAATACATCTTTTACTGCTTTTACATTAGCCATGTGATCATCAGCAAAATAGAAATCATTATAAGCTTCTGCAGCTTTATCAACTATCCAATTTGCTTTTGCATTAGCCGTACTATTACCTAATCCTGTAATGTTTTCTAATGGAATATCAATTCCCATTTCTTTTAAAAACGTGTGAATAGCTTTTGCAGATTCAGGAGCTCTAGCTGTAAGAATAAATAAATCTCTTTCGCCTGCAGCTTCTTTCATCTTTTTCATTACTTCAAACAATGGACCTTTCTTTCCTTCTACCACTCTATTAAAGTCTGAAAAATCCATTTTCCAACCTTCATTAACTAACTGTTCTCCTTGTTTAGCAAACTCTTCTGCAGTTAAAATTTTTCTTTCATTTCCTTTGGTTGCAAATACTTTACTGTTTGTTCTAGCAACTGTATCATCAAAATCAAATACTCTAGCTTTCTTTATATCTTTTCTAGTTTTTTGTTTTCTAGCAAGTTGTAAAGCTCGATCTACCGAACTTAAATTAGATAACTGTTCAGATTGAGATTTAAACTTTTTAGTTTGACTAAAGCTTGGTTGAATTTCAGTATTTTCTTTAAATTGTTTTTCATAAGTTTTAGCATTGTCTAACCTTTGCTTAAGTTTTATTTCATTTGCTTTACTAGGGTTTTGAATGTTTTCTACTACTTGATCAGCTATCCAATCAGCTTTCAACATAGCTTTATCTCCCTTAGTTAATTTAAGTTCACTAGCTAAATCATTTATTACTTTATCATAATAACTTTCAGTAAATTTACCATCAGGTCCTACAACTTTATAATTCTTCAATCTTTGAAGATCTAAAACCATTCTAGCTCTTTTAGCTGCGTTAGTATTCCCTCCTTTGTCATCAATAATATCTAATAATTCTTTAGGAGCTAATACTCCAGTATAGTCAGACATTATTTTTTTGCCTCTTTCTCCCCATTTACCTTCAATAATAGCTTTGCCTACTTGCATTGACTGTTCTACAGATGTTTTAATGTGTTCTAACTTTACAGTTTTATCTGAAAGCTTAGATCCTTCAGGCATAAATATAGCTTCAACAGGAACAGCTTGTCTATCAAAAGCAGAAGTATGCATTGTATTATTTTTTTGAAGTCTTAAAATATACTCCATCCTTTTAAGTGCTTCTGCTTGATTAGGAGCATCTTTTATATATTGCTCTTTTGCTTGTTGAATAGCGTCATATACTTTTTGTCTTATAGCGTTATTTCTAGCGTTAATTCTAGTAGCCAATACATCTGCTCTTTCAGCATCTGTCATCTTACTAAAATCTTTTTTCATAACGTTTTTCATAGCAGCATCTGAAGCAAAGCCAGCTTTAGATAAAGCACCTGCTATTTCCTTATCAGTCATTTCACTAAACTTTTTAGGCTTTTGTCCTTCAGGTGTAGCAAGTTCTGCTATTTCTTTTTCTAACGCTTTAAAAACTTTAGATTCATTTTTACCTAAAGCCTTCATTAAAGTTTCTGCTTGATTTTTGATAATAGGATCTGCGCCAATTTCTTTTCCTGTTAATAAATCATACTTATACTTAACAGGTTTATTAGGATTATAATCGGATCTACCTGATTGATAATCAAGTGACTCAGTGATTGTAGATACTGATCTACCCGTTGCTTGAGTACTAGATCCTAACGTTTGTAAAACAGCTTCTTTATTTGCCATTTTTAATAACCACTTAGGAAGATACTCTGCGAATTTACCTGCGTGTTCTAAGTATGGTTTTATAATGTTAGTGTCATAGTATTTACCACCTTTGTAAGTTCCAGACATAGGATCCCAATCAGCATTTTTCAAAGAAGAAATATCTAATTCTTTACCATTCCACATAACTTTATCTGGATATTTTTGTATTGCTTTTTTAAATGATTGACTTTCTTTTCTAGCCGCAAGAGCTTTTCTTTTAGCTGCTCTTAATATAGGTTGTTCTAAATACTTATTGAAATTTGGATTTGCTTCTAACCATTGTTGTTCTACACCATCTATAACTGCTGCTCTAAATTCTTTAAATAATCTAGGGTGATCAGTTTTCATCAACCTAAAGCTATCAAATGTGTTTTGTCCAAAGTCAGGTATTTTTCTTTTTACAGTTTCAGAAAATTGCATGTCAGGATTTCTCTTGATCATGTCGCTTATTATACCAGTTGTAACATCTTTATTTAACAATGCTTTATTTTCTGGACTTAATCCTTTAAAAGCTTTACCTGAGTTTAACAAACTAGGCATTATATCTTTACCAATAATCTCTGATAATTGCTCTGACAATGCTATTTTTAAGTTACCTTTACTATTAGGAGCTTTTGCAAAATCACCTTGTTTTAAATAATAATCTTTTACTCTTTCCTTAGATGGAGTAAGTTTACGCATTAGTTCAGGTTGAGATTTACCTTTTATTTTTACATATCTTTTACCTGTACCTTCATACCACAAATCTCTTTGTTTAGCTCTAGTAAATATATCATTTACTGGACCAGGTTGTTCACTTAAAGGTTTTAAAACTTCATCATAAGCTTTTACTATAAAATCTTCATAAGCTTTGCCTTTACCCATTTCTCCCCTGATGTCTGCTGCTAATTCCTTTCTTAAGTAATCATTTAAATCTTTACCTAATTTTTCAGTTACAACTTCATCTTTTAAAACTTCTTTTTGTAAATAATCTACAACTTTATTTTCTATTTCATTATATCTTTTTAGTTGTTGATCATATTCACCTTTGCTTAATTTTCCTTCTTCTATTAGTTTAGTTAATTCTTGTGGAGTTTTTATACCAACTATTTCTCTAGCTTTAGACTTGACAATAGTAGGTTCTATAGGTTCAGGAGAAGGCGTTGATTCTTTACCACTTAATTCTCCTTTAAAGTCTTTGCTTGTTACATTGCCAGATTTTAACGCATTATCTGCACTTACTTTTAAAAATCTATTTAAATACCCATAAAAATTATCATTCTTTGCTGCATCAAACTTGTTTTGTCCCCATATGAACTTGTCTAATCCTCTCAATGTTCCTTTATTACTAACTCCTCTTCGAGTTTCAGCAATAAACTCATCCATTTTAAAGTCTGGTAGTTTATCTAAACCTCTTTTGTAAGCATGGTTTTCAATCATTTTATCAATGATCTTATCCATTTTATTTAAGTTCTTTAAATCTTTAGTCCAAAGTTTATTTAATTGTTTACCTTGATTAGTGATAAAACTATCTCTATCTTTTTGACTTAATTCTTTTAACTTAACAGCATCACCTTTTAGTTCTCTACTTATTTCTTGTATTCTAGCTTTATTTTGTTCGTATAGTTTACTACCAGCAGCTTCTTTACCTAACTTTAATTGTTCGTCCATTAAAGTTTTTCTTTCAGCTTCTAATTCCTGTTTACCAGAAAATTGACCTTCTTCACGTGCAGCTTCTCTTGTTTTTACATCTTCTGATTTTAATTCTTGAGCTTTTAATTCTGGAGCTTTATCTTTAACAGCGTAGTCTACTACATAATCATAAACATCTTTACCTGTTTTAAATTCAATTTTTTCAAATCCTCCTTTTCTAAAAACCTTTTCGTAAACATCTCCTATTCCTTTCCAACCTTTTGAGTTAGGAGAAATATCTCCTTTACGAACCGCATCTTGAAATACGTTTATCCACTCTACAGTATTAGGATTTTTCTTAAAAGCAGAAGTAGATTCAACAGCATCTTTAATAGTGTTGTATTGGTCGTAAGTTAAAGATTTTTTAAATTCACTTATTAATCTATTGGTTTCAGCAGTTCCTTCTGGTAACGCATCTTTAGTTAGTTTATGTAATACTTCATGAGTTCCTACACTTACATTACCAACTTCTTTAGCCCAATCTTTATTTATTAATATTCTTTCTTTTCCAGCTTTATCTTTACCAATAAAAAATCCTTCTTGTTGTCCTTTACCAACATCAACTCCAGCTTCTTTAGCTTTTTCAATGTATTCATTTTGAGAATACTCTTCTATAGCTTCAGATCCAACTCTCTCTCTAGCTTTAGCTATATCTGCTTCTCTTTTAAGAGTGGTTTGTTCAATACCTTTTTTTAAATCTACATCTAACTCTTTATTTAGTTGATCAATTTTCTCCTCTGTTCTTAATATTTTAGTCTCAATAGTAGGATCTGTTTTACCTTCTGGACTTTGCTTGTAAGCTTGAAGTTTACTTAAATCACTTTTTTCAGTTTCTAAAGCTTGTAATTTTTCATATATAGGTTTTCTAAGTGGATTGTTTTTTCCAGGAGCATATTGATTTATATATTCTAAATTATTCTTTTGTCTTGCTTGAATTTGTTTTAGTTTAGTTCTAAGAGCAGGATTGCTATTAGCTCCAGCTACTCCAAATTCTATCATGTCAACTGGTAGAGAAGTTATTAACTCTGCCTCTTCTAAGTTTTTTACTTTATAATTACCTGTGTTATTTAAATCAGCGTTTATTGTTTGACCTAATTCTGCAGCTTGTTTTTCTTTAGTAAAAATTTCTGCTTTACCTGCTACAGTACCTTTTATGTTACCTTTTTGAGCTTTTTGTCTACTCATTATATCGTTCTGAATAGCAGTAAGATCTTTAAACTGTAACATGTTATTTTTAGCCGATGTTAAATTTCTAATCTCTGTTTCTAAAAGACTTCCTTTTTTAGGAACTATTTTTCCATTTATAGGATTTAAAGTAAATTGACCATCAAATTTAGGATCGGTAACAACCTCATTATATCTTTTATTATAAGAATCATTAATTTGTTTTTCAGTTATAGCTTTATCATAATTTAAACCTAGCTCTTTAGCTGAAGCTTTGGTAACTGGATTTTTACCTTGAATAGCTAGTAAATCTGCTTCTAAAGCTTTATAAGTTCTTCTTAAGCCTGGAGGATTGTTTGTTAATCTACTACCTACACCTAACATAGTCATGTGAGAAAAAGTAATCATGGCTTTTTGTAAGCTGTTAAAATCATAATTACCTTCTTCATTTTTAGGAAAATATTCTTCCCAAGCTTCTCCAAAACTTTTATCATGATTAACCATTTGGTCAAACATTTCTGATCCAGCCATTACACCTGTACTGGCAGTTGCTTGCATAGTTCCTTGAGCAAATCCTTGAGCAATTTTACTTTTACCTAATGCATACATGATGTTACCAAACCCAGGTATTTTACCATTAAATAAAGCAGACATCATTTTGTTAGAAATTTCATTACCAGCTCCTACCGCTCCCCAGCCGGTTAAACTCATTCCTTCATTACCTGTTAAGGTTTCGTCCATTTTATTTATACCAATACCTATACCAATCTCTCTAATTGTAGCAGCGCTAATATCGTATGCGTGTTTAAATATTCTACTATTCTTATATATATTAGTACCTTTCCCTAGTCCTACTGCACTTTTGTACAATCTACCTGCACCTGCTGCTCTTCCTACTCCTTTTAATAAAAACATTTCCAATAAAAAATTTGCTAACTGAGGAGTAGTATCCATAATAAGATCATTAGTAGTATCTTCTACTCTTTCTTTTACTTCATCACTCATTTCATAACCACCTTGTTCTAAAGCACTTACAAAATCTTTAGCTAATTGATCTGCAGATTCACTTCTATAAGTACTACTTTCACCTAACATTGTAGGTCCAATATTAGTTAGTGCTCTGTTGATCATTTTCATTGGTTGAAAGATGGTTCCTCCAGTTCTTTCTAAAGTAGTAGGATCGTAGTTTAGTTGAATAGCTTTACTAACACTAAGAAATTCATCTAACTTAGCATTGTATTGTTGAGCAAAAGCAGAGTTACCTGGTATATGACTTAACTTAAAAGGCATTCTATTATCACCTAATTTAACGTCTCTCATAGCCATAGCTTTTTCTACGTCTGTTTCAAAATCGTCATTATCTATATACTTAGCTAAAGGATTTTTAAACTTCATACTAGTACCTAATTTAGTACCTGTAAGATAATCTATACCATAGTTATAAATAGATTTACCCTGTAAAAAAGCTATACCATTTTCATTACGTATTTCATCTGCAGCCATACCATATAAACCTACCCCATCCCAGACTTGATTTCTTACGTTGCTAGTAGCAAAAGCTGTGTTTAAAGCATATAAATCATACATTAAAGTATTACTAAGATCTTCTAAATCTTCCTGATCAGTTGTTTCTGCTAGTTGCTGTGCTCTTTGATCTACACTTTCATTATAATCTGCTAATTCACCTTGTTTAGCTTTAGTAAACTTACTTTTGTTTTTAAATTCACCTGTAGATGGATCGAATAACATCTCTGCTTCAGTAAATTTTTTATGTGCTGCTACATAAGTTGAAGCTGCTTTTGCTGCTTCTTCTGAGTCATCTCCATATTTTTCTACTACTGATAAATAATTATTTTTCGCATCTTCTAAAGCAAGCATTTCGTCATTAAAATACCTTCTTGTAAACTCTTCTCTTCTATTATTTATTATTTCTTCTGCCTTATCTTCAGCTTCAGTTTTACTTAAATTAGGATTTTTTTGTTGTTCTTTATAAGTTAAATATCTTAAGTCTTTATTTTTATATAAATTACTTTCATGTTGAACCCAAACATTCTGCAACTCATAAGGGTTACCTACATTTATTCGGGGAATACTATACTCTACCCTACCATTAGGCATTAGATTAGCTTTATTGTAAGGTATTACTATTCCTTTATTACTCCAATCCTGAGCATTCACCCACCCGTCGTTTGCTACAAAATCCTTATCCCATACATTAAAATTATAGTGACTTCTTGATCCATCTTCCCATGCTTCTCTATCTCCTAAGAATATTTCATTTTCTATTCTTTTATTAACTTTAGCTTTTTCTCCGTCAGTTAATTGCTTAAAGTTTTTTCCATAATTTTCTTTGGCGTAATAATCTTTTTGAGATTGCTTTCCTTTTTCAAGTTCGTCTTGAGAGTATTTTCTTTGAGCTGCCTGTTCAGGTGTTTCTGGAACTGGAAGATTATACATGGTTCCAGCAGGTCCTAAATCCATTTGTTGTGGTTGGGGTATAGGTATTCCAAACTCATCTATATCTTCCACCGCTTCATCTTGCTCACCTATCATCTCAGGTGTTAAATTTAATTTATTCAAAGGATTTAGATTTGTCATTTCCTGAGGAGAAGGTAGAGTTGGTTTACTAATAGAAGAAAATGTTGGACTTGGTGGACGGTTAGGATCAAATGGTTGAGTAAGAGGTTCACGAAGTTCTTGTAATCTTTTCCATTTTTGGTATTTACCACGTTCAATATCCATCATTGGAAGCTCTTCATAATAATTAGGATTATGAACTGTAAAACTTACATCTGGTTGCCATCCATCTAATTCTTCTTCAAGTTTGAGCATTTCTGTAGGATCCTCAGCAGGTTCAAGTTCTTCTGATATTTCTACATCGTCTACTACCTCGAAGCCATCCGGTATATTTTCTACAGAAGTATCTTCTACTAATTCGAAACCTTCTGGAATATTTTCGTCTTCCATATTATGTTTTTCTTAACTGTTTTCCATTCCATATAATTATATCCCCTCGTTGAGCATTTTTAATTTGCTTATCATACTCCTCTTGCGTTTTTGGTCTATATACTACTGTTTTATGAGCTTCCATTCCATGCCCTTTTTCCCAAGTTTCATCTTGAGTAGTGTTTGGATCATCTTTACCTTTGGTAAAAGTCCATTCTTGACCTCCTCTATTTTGATCATAGTAATTATAAATATCTTCATCCATTCCTCCTGCGTCTGCTAACATACGTGTTATAGAAGCTCTATCAGTTATATCATAAGCTCCACTATTACCTTCTGTATCTATATAAGTAATTTCAGCTTCATCTTCATCAAGTGGTTGGAATACAATTACAGTGTCATCTAACACTTTGTATGACCCTTCCACTTGTGGATTAGCAGGATTTTTAGTCAATGCTTTTTGTTTAGCTGCTTGGTTTAATTGAGACGCTAATAAACCTAAACCTGGTTTATTTCTACCAGTTAACTTTCCTTTATCATCAACTTCAAATCTATTTACTACTTGAGATGCAACTCTTTGGTAATTATCGTACTGTGCTATATTTTCTGGTTTTTGAACTTTTGTAAGGAAATTCTTTTGGCTAGCAGTCATTGAACTTCCACTAGTTCCACTTGATGGTGATTTAACATAGGTAGTTCCAGTTTGAACTCTATTTGGTTTTACTAAACCGTTTTCTGAGTCCATTGCCCAGTTTATCATTCCAAATTTAGCAATTGCTTTTTGTTTATCCGCCACTTCTCCAAAACCAGGTTCACTACCAACCCATGATCCGACACTAAGATTAGCATCTATAGCATGTGCTTTCTCATTAGTTAACATGTCATAATCATCATCAGTTCCTTTTTTCATATCATCTCCGTACAATAATCTAAAAGCATCTTGATCACCTGCGTCTGCAGCTTTTTGCACTCTATCTATTAATTGAGGAAATACACTAGTCATATACTTTTGGTTAGACATAATAGAACCAAAATCAGATTTTACTAAATTTTCTTTTAATATCTTATTATCAGCTGAATAATCTAATGCACTAGTTTGAACACTACCTCTTTTATCTACTATTTTTTTACCTTTATAATCACCAGGTAAACCTGCTATTTGTTCTTCCATAAAAGGTTTCATAGTTTGAGATATATCTCCTTTAGTAGCAAAAAATGAATTACCTTCTAAAGATCCTTTAACAAGCTCATGATTATTTAAAATTTGTTCTTTACCAGATTGAGGGTCTTGTAAAACCCAATACATATTACCGTTTTCTTCTCTAGGAACTATATTAGCTGCTCCGTTCATTTGGTAATCTTGTAAAAAATCTACATTCATGGCACCTGAATTATACCAATCTACACCACCAACTCCATCACCTAAATTTGTAGCTGCTTCCCATTGTTTACCTATAGTAGAAAAAGCCCCTTGGCCTGAAGACATTTCACTAGGTAAAGCTAATAATTGACCTAATCTTGTTAAAGATTCTTGATCGTTTTTTCCTAACAATTTAAAATATTCATCTTGCTTTTCTCTTAAAAACTTATCTTGTGTTTCTGAAAATCCGCCTTTAGGAGTAGCTTCTTTTAAGGCTTTGTTCCATCTATTCATTCCATTAGCCCTAGCTAAATCTTGCTTTTCTTTAGCTGCTTGATTTCTAGCAGCGTTTGCAGCGTATTCTTTTTGCATCATTTCAAACGATTGTTGAAACATGGCTTGTCCTTGAGCTAATCTTTTATTTAACTCTAAAAATGAAACGTCTGTATTTGCTCCTGGTTGTCTATAAGTTCCCATATTCTATTTTGTTTTTATTAAATCCAACCTTGACCTGGAATCCATATAGAATTGGAAGAAGGTGCAGGCATATTAGGTGGTGGTGTAGGACTATTTATACCTGACATTGAACCCATACCAGATCCACCAGTTACACTAGTGTTAGAACCAACGCCTCCAGGAACACTATAGTTAGTAGGTCCAGTACCTGTTGTTGTAGTTGTATTTGTTGTAGTAGTTGTTGGGGTATTATTTGTAACATCATCTCCAATTCCTTGACCCATTTGAGCTCTAGTGATATTCATTCCAGTAGTCATTGCAACATTTCCAATATTCCCAATTGCTCCCCACATAGCTGCATTTGAAGCTGCTTGTTGTTGTTCATGTTTGTCTATAAGACCTTGAGCTCTGTCCAACTCTATCATTTCTCTGTTTTCTTGAGCATTCCATTTAAATTTCTCTCCTTCAGCTATAGCTCGCTCAACTTGCATTTGTCCTTCCGCTCGCAGTTTTTGGTTAGCTACTTCTTGTTGTTCAATGTTAGCAGATACTTGTTGTTTGCTTTTTAAAGCAGCCATAGCTAAAGCGGTGGCTCCACCAGCGCTAGCACCAGTTGCTCTTAATGTATCTAAAGTGTTTGCTAATGCTATATCAGCTTCTTCAGCTTGCATTTCTGCTGCACCTGTAGCTACTCCTAAATTAGCATATTGATTTGTTAAATTAGCATAAGGATTTATAACTTCTTGTCTGTTGTTTTGAAGCATTTCTAAATTACCTTGAGCTATTGCAGCCGCATCTTTTGCATCATCTGCTTGATTTTTTGCGGCTACAGCTGAAGCTACATTTGCTCCTATACCAACTACTCCTCCTACTATTGCTGCTGTACTTGCTCCCATTTTTATTAATTTATTATTTTCACTATTTCATGAGATGGCTTTTCATCTACATTCCATTTTAATTTTTTATGTGTGTCTATTAACTTTTTATTTCTTCCTATAGTAAATATGAATTTATAACCTAAAGTCTTACAAACATGCTCAGATTCATTTATTAACAGCTCTATCGCGTCTTCTCTATCACTATCTCTATAATCAGGATCTGATACTATCCATTCTAGTAAAGCTGCCTTAGAATTAGTTAAATAAATAAAACCAGCTACTATAGGTTTATTGTCTTTTTCTACAATAAAACCACCAGTTCCATTTTCAGGTAAAAATTCTTTAGAAGGAGCTGTCCATTCGCTCCATTTATCCCACCAAGTTTTTAAAGTTGAATAATCGTTTTCAAGTAATTGTCTTATATTTAATTGCATTATGATGATTTAACATATTTAGTTCCTACCGCGTATAGTTCTTTCATTCCACCTACATCTGTAGTTGTATCTGTTGATAATATTACAGTAGCGTAATATCCTTTTATACCAGACATATTTCCTCCTCCAAAACTATCTTCAGATAAGATCACTTGTTCTGACTGAGTATTACTTCCAAAGTTCTTAAGATTAGCTACATATCTATTTTCTTTACGTACAAATCCAGCTCTTTCAATTGACCCATCAGTAGGATCTATATAAGCTCCTTCTTCATAACTTAAAACCACTGCGGTTCTATCATTTAAAGTTTGCCAAGAACCTGTTGTAGTGATAGGGGTTGTAGGTGGATATATAGGTGCTGGATATTGATCAAGTTCGGTAGGATCGGATATAAAAGATTCTACCTGCCACCCATTAGTACCTTCATAGTTAACTGTTTGAAAGTTTTTAACCATAGAAGCATTATCATTGAAAATAAATTCAATACTAGATCCAGTATATGTTCCATAGAAATTACCATGATTACTTGTTATAGTTCCTACATAGTGTTGATAAATTTTATAATCATCAACTGAATAGAATACATTTTTTAAACTATCCATCCAAGTAGGTTTATAACTATAATAACTAACCCAACCATTAATAGATTCATCAAAGTTTAAAGTATTATATTCTTCTTCTACTTCACAACCTTCTTCAAATACTAGTGGTTGCATAGAGACCACATAAGACTTTGTATGAATATCATAACCTCCTTCAATTGCTGGTTTTTTATAATATGTAAACTTTATTCCATTTGCTAATTGATCATACACATCTTGTTCGGTGTCTCCAGAATCCCATCCCCATTCTCTAGGATTAATTCTATTAGACAAAAGAATACCACATTCTTCTGGATCTCCATTAGGAGTAACATCCACTACATATACAGACGTTTCTTGAAATTCTAAATTTGAATCAGCAACACTTATTACAGAACCTATTTGAATTCCACAACACCCACAATTATCTTCACCGCTAACTGAAAAAGTTATCCATGATCCAGTATCTGCTTCTTTACTAGGTATGGTTACTGCTGCATATGATAAAACATTAGGAACAAAGCTATCTCCTATAGTAGATAAATAATCTCTAAAATAATCTCTCATACCGTATTCTGATATTTCTGTAATACCGTCTCTAGATAATCTTAATATAGCAGTTCTATTTTTATCAGCAAAATACTTTTGATAAGAATATATAGCAAAAGATTCTGGATTTGTACTTATTCCATATTCTCCTAAGTAAGGAACAATTTGACCAATAACTTTGTTAGTAGAAGTGACATTCATATCTCCTTCCGCGGTGTATAAAGCATCTTTATCTATTAAAGCTTTACTTACTTTATTTTCTTGAAAAATTAATAAGTTAGTATCTTCAGCATAAAGTTTCTGTATAGAACCATTTGCTGGGTCTAAAGATTTTGTTATATCTTCTCCTACAGAAAAAACATTAGTATCATTAATACCTGTTCGTGAATTAAAAATACCAGAATATATTAATGTATTAATTCTTCTTTGTTGTTCGTTGTTGTCATCTACTAAATAAGCTCGTACACCAAAATCAACTGTAGTGTTATTGTAACCACCTTTAATTCTAGCTTCTTCTACAAACCAATTTCTCTGTACATTTGGATAATCTGGATTACCATTTAGTAAACCGTCTCCCCAAGGATATTGAGGAAAACCTAAGTGACCTGGATTGTTAGGTGGTATATTTTCATTGCTATCCTCATTTAACCATGGAATACCAGGCCAAGTGGCAACTGGTGTCTTTTTAGGCATGTTATAAGCATAACTAGCTAAAACACTACTAGCGTCTTCAGTAACATTTCCCACTGCTTTTTTTAACCAAAAAGAATTAAAATAATTTATTTTTAACGCGTATGCCATTTTATAAATTTATTAAGTACAAGAATTAAAACCACCACTTGGAGTAACATAAGTTGTACACCCACAAGGATTTGTTGACGAATATAAACCTGTATTACATCCAGTGCTCTGAAGCATTCCTGGAGTTCCGCTACCATATTGAGGATCAAATCTCCCTTCAGGTATCGCTGATTCATATATAGTAATAGGCACATCCCATTCAAAACTTAAACCTGTTCCGTTTTTATCAATAGCAGCTACAGTTACAACATATCTACCAGGAGGCATAGTCCACTCTTGTCCTCCAATAATACCAGGTTCTACTTCAATTATACCCTTAGCAGACCCACCATTGAAAGAACATGTATTGATGTTTTTAGCTACAAATCTAGGAGCTCTTGTTTTCCATTGTGAATAACTTAAAGGAGAAGCTTCATTAAAATATTGATAAGGAATTTGAGATATAGTAAGATGATCGCCAGGTCCCCAACTTAAAGGATTGCCTTTACCTATTAAGCTCCATGGCCCCGCTGTTCCCCATGGTGTACAAGCATTTATTTCTTGCATGTTGTATGATCCGTAAGGTTGTCCATTTATAAGACTATTTCCTTGTGTACCACTCGGCCAAGCGCTAGTAAATTTCCCTCCATTAGGAGCAGAAGGATCAAAATCTTCTGTTCCGTATTTAAAAGGTAAAACTATATCACCTGTTCCAGCAGTATATGTTGGAGCTCCACAAGCTCCAGGATAAACTCCATTATTGTAAATATTGTAAGTTCCCAAAGGACTAGCCAATGGCCAAAAGTTAGCAGGATCAGTAGGATCTCCACTTGCTCTTCTTAAAGTATAAAACTTCATATTAGCATCAATATCCATCCAATAGTGTTCTTCATTATTGTATTTTTCTCCTACGTATTTTTCACCACCGCCAGTTGCTGTGTTATCAGCAGGGTTAGGTATACCCCAATTTGGTTGATAATCTATATATTGAGGACCATTAAGAATTTCATCTGCAAATACAACTCCATATGAATTAGGAATAGAACCTAAATCTACCACCACTCTCTTACTCATAGATTGTCTATACGCTGGACTTTCATAACCACTAGTATCAGACGCATCTTGACCATTAGTAGGCGTAAAATCTGCATCATACGTACAATCTAAACCTACTCCATTAGCGTCTATTGTTAACATAGGTTGACCAAATACGTATTCTACAAATGGTGGACTTACTTTTTCATCAGTACATACACAGTTTTGTTGACCATTACCTCTCCATCCTACTCCAGCTGTCGGCGTATTCATATAACAGAAAATAGCACTTACCTGATAAGCTCTTTTTACTACAAAATCTAACTCTTCACAAGTTTGTAAACTTCTTGGATTTGGTGGTGGTGGGTCAGCAGATCCATAAATACCATTTTTTGCGGCAAACGTACCATCCCAATGATCAACACTCGCGCTCCAATTCATACCTTTAGCAGCTAACACAGGACCTTTACCAAGTTTCCTTACATAAGGATCACAACTATTAACAAAATCTACATTAGGTCCACCAGGTTGAGTTCCTTCATAACTAGGTGTATAGTAGTTTTGTCCAGTATTATAAGGACTACCAACAAATCCAGCTCCACCACCAGTTAAGAAACAAGCTTCTGAATTTGGTTGATAACCTTCAAAACATGTTGGTGTGAGCGCTGGTCCAAACGGCACCGCAGTTAAAGTTGTAGGAAATAAAAAGTTAGTGTAATTTAAAGCTTTTATATCACCTCTATCTGGATACATAAATTCTTGTGGAACTTCATTAGTTACAATACCATCGACTATAGAAGTTATTGTTATCGTACTTCCTGATGATAAAGTTTGAGTTATTTCAAAAACAAATTTTAAATTTATTTTGTTTGGATCTTCATAAGCTAATTGATATTCTCCAAATCTTTTAACTAAGTAGTAAATGTTTTTACCAGGTACACCAGCGTTAATTAGTTTAAATTTTTGAGGCAAAGATACTGTTCCATCAGCATATGTAACGTTAATTAAATCTATAGTACAACCAAAACTTGCATCACTTAAATCTAATCCATTAACTCCTTCAACCCAAAACTGTGCTGAAATAGGAATTGTTTCATCTGCATACCCTTGTTCTGGTATTATTATTTGTGCATTAGAAAGACCTCTAGCTAAGCTTACCCCTTCTTGTTCCACAATGTTTCTATTTAACTCTGAAATTAAACCTGAAGTTGTAGTTTCCCAATAAATATCTAATAAAGATTCAACTGGTTCTGTTTCATATACAGATAAAAATGGAGTCATTGTTTCATCTGACCAGGCTGCAGCGTTACCAAATTGAGGTTGACCTATTTTATCTTTAGTCGATATTCTAGCTATTAAAGGATTTGAATCTCCTGAGTACCAATGAGGTGGTATTAACGGATCTTCAGAACCAGCGCCTTCAAAATTATAATTCGCATTATCAACACCAGCTTTATCAAATTTACCTAAATTAAGTTCGGTCATAGGGCCAATGGTAGTTACTGTATCTCCTAAAATACTTGGTTGATATTGTTTATTTAAATTTCCAAAAGCTCCACCATCCACTTCTATTTTTACATTTTCTACTCTTCCGTATAATACTACACTACTTCTAAACTGTTGTTGATCGGGTCCTACTTCTTGTAAGTCTCTAGGAACTTTATTAATATTATCGTTAATTAACACGACGTGACATTCCTTTTTCTCTAAACCACTAGGATATTTTTCTCCTATTACAGAAGGACTAGTTAATATCCCGCCACTTATGGTAGGAGCTGAGCCTATTATGTCTTCTGGATACCCGGCTAACATTCCAGGTAAGTATACATTGTAATATTCTTGCTCTGTTTGTTTAACAACAATTTTATAACTATACCAACCTAAAGGATTATTTTCTGGACATACTACTTCCACTTGAAAACAACTTTCTGGACCACCGGCCCAACAAGCAGGAAACAAACTAACATTACTTGTACAAACTGATATAATTTGCCCGTTAGAAAAATTCCCTTCAGTTCCACTGAAAACTATGCTTTCTAAATTAATAGCAGCAACTCCTGTGCCATCGTCGCATATTTCAAAACTCATACTACCACAACTCCCTGGACCTGCTGAATCACAAATTAATTCAACTGTAATATCACATCCTGATCCACAAGCTGGAACACCTGTAACCCAATCAGAAGGATCAAAACCTGTTATGTTTTTAATTGATTGTATTGATCCATCGTTTATACTAAATAAACCTGGATAACCTGTAGCCGTAGAAATACTTTCAGGTATAGTTGAGTTGAATAAAGCTATTAATTGATCACCTGGCCAAGTATCATTAGGATCTTGAGGATCATTTCTATCAGTAATTAAATAAGAATTTATATCTCTATAGGGATGAAAAATAGTAGAAGCTTTACCAACTTGATCATCAGTAACTTTAGATAATATTACATCAGATTGTCTTCCAAATCTGTCTGATAAAACAACACCTACTTGATAGGTTCTATTTTGCTTTAATGTATGATTTTGATATTCTTTACGTACATACTCTCTAGGATCATCACGTTCTGCTATTGTATCTGGTAAAGGTCCTTTTTCATCAATTATCACTGTGTAGTCTAAAGGTGGAGGAGATGTATGTTTATCTAAAAAATTTCCATACATTATTCTATTACCTGCACTTTCTTGACCTAATGATCTGACAGGGACTCTATCTGACACTCTAGTCAACTCATTAGTTGGTAATGTCTTCCAAGGTTTAGTTGATTGATAATTGTACTCTAGTAAGGTTGTAGTATTGTTTTTAAAATAATCTATAGGAAGAGTTTCAATGACTTTGATAGATTGATCGTCTGCTGATTTCCACAACACATCTACTTCAGTAATTTTTAATTTGTCATTTACTTCAGACCAAATCATAGAATTTTCAGAAACTTCATATTCTTTAGGTGAAGGAATATTTAAAATAATATCATTTATTTTATTTTCCATAAATGGCACAACTGTACTTCTATAAGTTTGAGTTTCTTGATCTGGTCCAGAATTTTCAGTATCATTAGGATTTAAGTTGTCTGCTATAAAATATCCATCTTGTTCAGGAACAAAAGCTATTTGAGTAAATGGAGCTATTAATGAATACTCTCCATCATCGAATTTAAACCTATAACTAAATCTTCCAAACTTATCTTTTAAATAATCTGGATCACCTGGCCAAGCTGCGTTATAATAAGGATTTCTTCTTTGTAAATACAATACATCTCCTACTGCTACTGCAGCAACGGTAGGATCTTGATTAGTAATTTCAAAAACTGTAGATGTAGGGTTATTTGATGCTCCTATTACAATTACATCACTACTTACACCAGCAGGATTTGGCGTAACATTAGGTCCAGTTATTCTATCACCATCTGTTACAAAAGCCGGAGTATCAAAAGTTTTGCCACTACCAATAGTGTGAGTACCATCTACAGTTATAAAAACACCACCCGGGCCTGGTGCAGGATCAATAACTTCCAAAACAGCGTGAGGAGGTAACCATTCGCTAACCACATCTTTCATACCTGCATCAAACCTATTGTCAGCAGTAATAGGATTAGCTAAATCTAATAAATATATAGGTTCAAAAGGATAATATTTTGCTACAGAAATTTGATCTTCTGTAAAATAATATCCTTGGCCTGGGGTACCAGTAGGTGGATTAATAATATAAGGATTACTAATAGCATTATCAACATTTATTTTTCTAGGTTGATTTCTATTATCCGTCCAAAATAATAAATTTTCAATTAAGTTAACACCAAATATTCTATGTGTTTTAGAAAAGTTTAACCAATCTCCACCTACTATAATATTACCAGTATTAGCATTAATATCATAATAAGCAATATAACATTCTATATTTGAAAAAGAAGATCCTGTAGTGTTATTTAATAAAGTAGGAGAACTATCACTATAGTTAGTTAAAAACACAAATATTCTATCATTAGTTACATCCATAAAATGACCTATAGCTTTTATGTTACAATCACTTAAACCAAAATCAGTTATTTCTAAAGTTCCTAATACAGTTTCTAATGCACCTACATCTGCAGATTCCGATCTACTTATACTTACGTTTAAAGCGCTTCTATATTGACCATTAGGGATTATTCTAGCGTCCAAGTCTTGATTCATCTTGGACTGAATAAACGTATTTTTTATTTCTGCCATTTAATTAATATTTAATCCACTTAGATTTTCCTCTTGTGTTTCTCACAAATTCAGTGGGTTTAAGATTTTCTAATCTAATTTTTGCATTTCTTAAAGCTGCTCTTCTCTCTTTTTTGTATCGTTGAACAACATACTCAGGTACATTTATTCTACTAGCTAATATAGCATGTGCTATATGCATGTATATGGCTTGTTCAGCTAACTTAGGAATTTTCATATCTTCCTCATAAGCTAAACCATCTGATATATATTCAAATAATATTAATTTACCTCTTAAATTACTACTAAAGGAAAATTTACCTTCTCTTTTATTTATAGTATACCAACCATTAGTTTGCATCATTTCAGGGTGGCTTCCGTATCTTCTACCATATGAACCCCACCAATCTCTATATCCCCATATACTACCATATTGATCCCACTCCCTTTCAAACTCTTCAGGAATATCTTCCCATCTTTCTTCAGTTAATGACGTTCCTTCTAAGTTTTCTCCAAATTGATCTTGTAATGGAATTCCATATCCTTCAGAAGGAAAAGCAAATCCATAATTACTATTGCGCGTAATGTTTTGATCTTGTAATGGTGTTTCTGTAGGATTGCCTGTTATCGTAGTAGGGTAAATAATTCTTTTTATACCGTTCATATCAATCCAAGACATTTGAACATAATTTACATAATCTTGAGGAATAATAACTGATAGTGTAGGAGGTATGGTAAGTTCTTGAGATTTAATACTAGGTAATGTATCATAAGAAAACTCTTGTAAACCTCTCTTAGCATGAAACATTACATCTGTTCTTTTTGCTTGAGAAATTAATTTTCCTGTTCCAACATATCCAACTAAAAAATTATTTACAATATCTTTAATACTAACAAACTGGTAATCTCCATAATTAGGTGCTCCATCTACTAATCCACTTTTTAAACGAACTTGTATATAATAACCTGCTGTAACAGCGACTGCTGGGTTACCAGTGGTAACGTCATAAAATTCTATAGTACTCCAATCTTGAGTATCATTAAATTTTGAAACTCTAAAACCATAAGGTCCACCAGCTACACCTCCATTAGTCCCATCCCATAATACATATGGATCTAACCCACCTGTACTTACCATTAAATCAAAATTATTTAATGCAAAATTAGGATCATTAATGTTCCACGAAGACCAATCTGTGGGAGTAAGTGGACTAGCAGGATCTGCCATTTTTAATACTTCATCAAAAGTATAAGTATAAGATGTACTTCCATCTGCTACTCTAGCTTGATGTCCTACATAATATTGTTCATTAGTTTCATTTATAAAACCACCATTAGGAGAATTTGCCATAACTTATTAAGTTTTTTCATTTTGATCTTCAGCTGCCAATGCACCAGCTGCTGCTTGCATAATTTGTGGATCTCTAATAACTACACCAGCATACATTAATATTTTTAATACAACTTCATTTTGATCTACATCGTCTATTTCAAAATCTTGAGACAACGCACTATTGTATAAAAAAGCACCGTTGGATGGAGAAACATCATATCCCCAAACTACGTTTTGTGGTTTCCTTACAAAACTAACACTAAATTGATCAAGCACTGTTCCTGGGTTCAAAGGATCTTCTACAACCAGTGTGGGTGGTTGAACAATTATTTTATCATTTTCATATATGTAAATCGGGTAATCAGCACTCGGGCGAGTGAGTTTAGACATATTAATTCTTAACCAATCATTTCTTTCTACTCTTTGAAGTTCTTGTTCATCTTTATATATAACTGTACCAATTCTATGAACATTTGCTGGTTGGTTAAATTCATTAGTACCTACTATCCAATCAGGTGCTAATGAGGTAATTTCTTTAAATATAGATATTTGATTATCTATATTTTTAACTCTATCACTGTATTCTGTATTGTTTTGTGGAATACGTAATTGTTGAGTTTCGTCTTCAAAATATTTTTCAAATATTTCTAACTGTACTTGAGTAGCAATACTATTAAATTCTGCAGGAGTTATATATCCTCTTTGTTCTTTATTAATTATAAACAAGCATGTTCTATAGACTGTATTTACGTTTATTGCCATTTGTTTTTATTTATTATAAAAAAGGCGGCGTAGTGCCGCCTTTAATAGTATTACAGGTTTAGAAAAGATTTAACTCATTTTCTTTTCCATAGTTTTATACACTTCTAATCCTTCATCCGTTTTTAAATAAGCAGCAAATGCTGAATAAGGATGTTCATCAAAAGGTACGGTCATTAACTTCCTCCCATTTGAACCCCACTTAAAAGTTCTTTGATCATCTGAAAGTTTTATAATTCCAGCTTCAGTAGCTTTAATAGCGAAATTACGAAGTTTTACATTTTCATCTCCTACTAAATCTAAAAACAATTTTGGGTTTTTCTTAGCAAAAATATATAAATCTCTTTTTATTTCTGAAGAAGTTAGATTTGAAACGCTAGAACCATACTCTACTCTTAATATAGCTTCCGCATGTTCAATTTCTATTGTTCTAGCAGCTTCTAAAGCCATAAACTCTATTTCAATATCTACTAATTCATTTTTAGCTTCTTGAACGTCATCTTGTTCTGCATATCTTTTCCCTTTTTGTGGGTGATATAAAGACAATAACTTTTGCAAGTTTTGTTTTTCTTTAGGAACATATAGTCCTCCATCTTTAAATATAATATGAGCTAAAGTTGAAGCACCTTGTTGTTCGTCTACAAAAACAGACTTTTGGTTAGTTGCGTAACGTAATTCTCTGTTATACCCTTTTTCTTCATCAAAATAAAGTAAAGGAAATCTTTGAGTATGCTTAGATGCTAAAGTATATGTTAAAGGAGTTTTACCCATTGTTAAATAATAATGGCGATCTTTTATCTCCCATGTTTCAGTATTTTCTGACATAATATAATATAATTAAAAAGTTAAAAAAGACCCCTCGTTAAAGGGGTCTTTGTATAGTAATATTAAACTAATTTAATATCGTTGATAGCATATCTGTTATCAGGTTCCAAGTATCCTGCTGCTATAAAAGCATCAGCAAATTCTGGAATATGATATGGATCAGCTACAGCCGCTTCAATCAAATTGTTTAAATTTTCTGTTATACCATCTGCAGTAATAGCATCACCATTAGCATCTGGTCCAAATTCCACCTGAATATCAGTTGGAGTACCAGGATCAGATATAGCGATATCTACTAAAGCAACACCAGCTCCAGGAGCTGAATAGTTACTTAAAGAGATTGGTACATCTACATCTACAATTAGTGCAGTTGTAGAAGCAGCAGCAATAGTTCCTGCTTGAGTCGTGTCAAATTTTATAAGTGCCATAATTTTATATTTTAAAAGTTAATAAATTAATCTGTAAATAATACAAAATTGTTAGCAGCTTGAACACAAAGACATCTTTCTGACAAGTAATGTACTTCCATCGCATCTAAATCAGAAGTGTAAGCACCTCCAACTGAACCAGTGATCCAAGATTTCATTCTTCTATCATCTGTTTCTGAAGCTCTGTATCGTACGTGTAAGAACGGACGTCTAATGTTTTGACCCATCATTTGATCATAAACAGTTGAAGTACCAGCAGGTATCATAACACCTTTGATATTGTCAACCATTCCTCTAGTAGAAGCATCGTTAAGATATTTCCAATCCGTTTTGTAGAAGTCATAAGAACCTCTTCTAAACCCAGAGAAACCAAAGTTTAAAGCCATTTCATTTGAGTTGTCAAATAGACCGTAAGAAGCAGAAGCAACTGAAGAATAACCTCCACCAGCTTGAGCACCGATCATATCATCAAAATCAAGAGCAGTAGCTCTATCTAAGAAAAGCATGTTTTCTTCAATAGCACCTTGCTTATCTAATTGCTGTAAGATTGTATCAAAATCTCCTAATGCACCAGCTCCAGGAGCAGCAGCACCAGCAAATCCAGCATATACGTTACCTCTTTCTTCGATAGCAGAGAACATACCTTGCGTACCGTAAGAAGTTTGTGCGTTAGTAAGACCAGCAACATCTGAACCAACAGTAGCAATTTCACCTTCAACACAAACCATTTCAAGATAATCTTCATATCTTAATCTAGTTTCTGATTCGGCTTTCATGTACCATAAGAATCCAGTTGTTCCATCTTCTGTTGCAACTTCAACCCAACCAATTTGAGCAGTGTCAGAACCAGATACTTCGTAACGATCTTTAATGATTGTTGGTTTGTTAGAAAACTGAGTGAAAGCAGGCTCTACAGCTCCTAACATTCCATTTGTTCCTTTACCAAAATCAGATCCATAAACAAAGATTCTGTTTCCTGTAGCAGCTAAACCAGCCCAACCAGCTTGTGTGTAACAAGCAGCGGTGAAGTTTGTAGCACCAGCATTAATAGCTGTTACTTGCCCTTTTAATGTTACGCCTGTAAGAGGGTTATAAGCAACAATAGTGTTACCTACTCTTACCGCATGTGATGGTGTACCAGCTGGAAGTACAGGTGTAAATACACCAGCAGCTTCAGCTACGTCATCATAAGCAATGTGTAATCTATTTTGTTCAGACCAGATTACTTGATCTGAGGTCATCGGCATTTCTGCTCCGACCATTCTTAAGAATCCAGAGATTGTTCTGTTACCAAATCTCTCTACTTCTTGTTCGTAAAGTTCAGGTAGATATTGTTGAGCAAAGTCAGCGAAATCTAAGAAACCTGGAGCACCAGCACCAGCATCAGTCCACTGTAAATAATTGCTCGTTAAAGCTACCCTGTCTGGATACGGTTGTAATCCAGCATGCATACTTGTAAACGCCATTTTTTTAAGTTTTAATTATCGTTTTCTTTTAATTTTTAATTTAGAACTATCTACTCCACTTACAGATTTAATAGTTAAACCGTTAAAAGATATGCTATCTGAAGGAGGTGCTTGCCTCACATCGTTGCTTATATTTTTAGATTTAGTTATTATATCTTTAGTTGCATCAGCTACGCCTTGATCATAAAAATGCTTGGCAATAGTATCTGCATTTCGAGCAGCATAAATAGCTTTGTGATAACCAGTGTAATCCTTAACACTCCCATCTTCATTTAAGAACTTCTTAATAAATGTGGCGATATCAGATTGGGCGGTTGCTACGTCTGTAGGGTTTTTCACTCCATACCTAAACTTTTTTTCTCCTAAATCGAAATCAAAACCTTTGAAATCATTAGAGAAAAAATCATTAGTATTTTTTTCAAAAACCTGATGACGTTTATTAGCCATTTCCTGTTCTTCATTATATCGGTTGAAGAAATCCATTGCTTTTTGTTGCTCCTGAGTAACTCCTGGTCGAGACTTTATTTCTCTATAGTAGTCTTTTTTCATTTGCTCTAAAAAGTTACGGGCATCTGCAACTTCTTCCATTTTCGCAAGTCTTTTCTTACGAATTTCTTTTTCTTCCTCATATTCTTCATCGTATGAATATTTTTCTTCTAACAAAAAATTTACATCTTCATTTGATAAATGAGGTTTAGTCTTTTTATAATATTCTTTTAGTAATGCATCGTCGTCTACGCTAGTGTAATCTGCGTTTAATCTAACATAATCTTCTATGTTACCTCCTGTTTCAGACATAAAATTAACAAGATTTTGTATATTTTCAGGTAGATTAGTTTTATTTTCTTGCTCTTGCTCTTCAACGTTTTCCTTAGGTTTAAAGTTTTCAGTTGTGCTAGTTATTTCTTCTATAACATTTTCTACTTTAACTTCTTCGGAAGGTTTTTCTTCTTCGTGTGTTTGTCCCACAACTTGCAATTCCACTTCACTCTCTTTCCCTGTCTCCTGCTCTTGTGAAGTAGACTGTAACACTTCTTCCTTTGCGCTTGACTCTTGAACGGCATTGTCTTTCTTTTTGTTTAAATCAATTTTTATAGGTTCATCTTTTTTACCTAAATTACGTGGTCTTTTTTTGATTTTTAAAGGTTCCACTTTTTCATCAACTACTGGTTTTTCAGGAGTTTTTAAATTTTCTTTTTTTTCTGACATAATATAATATAATTAATTCACGGGATTAAATACCCCAATGTCATCCTGTTCAGGATTTTCAAAGTTAGTAGGCAAAGAGTTATTTTGACTTTGACTAATTAACTGACTTTGTTGAGTTGCTTCTTGTTTACTTCTGTTGTCTTTTCTGTCTTCTATCATGACTTCTTTGTCAACAGTTGCACCCATTTTTTGTTTTTCCAATTGCATATCAAATGCAAATTGTAATTCTTTTAATTGTTTGTCTATTTCTGCTTTTGCTTGAAGTCTTTGTATTTCAAATTGAGATTTAGCTTGTTCAAACTCAATATTTGTAGCATTAAGAGCCTGTTTCTTTTGTACTTCAAACATAGCTTCTTGTTCTCTTGATTTTGTTTGAGCTTCTGCTTGTGCTTTAATATTAGCTTGTTGAGCTTCTTGATCTTCTTTTAGTTTTTGTTTTCTACGTAACTTTAACAATTGATTAGCTAACTTAATATTTTTAATTTCTCTTATATCTATAGCATCAGCAAGATCAATACTGTTTTGTTGTAAAGCTGTTTGTATATTTTGTTCTAGTTGCTGTTGAGCTTCTTCATCAGGTTCTAATTCTAAATATATACCAAAATCAAATAAGTTTAAATCTTCTAATTCTTCGAGAGTTGCTGTATTGTATAAACTTACACTGTTTACTAAAGCTTCTTTTGTTAATGGAAAATCTAATGTGTCAGCTATTCTTAAAGAAATATTTTCACATGCTCTTAAAGTTATAAATAAACTTGCTGCTAAAATATGTCTAGTAGCAACGTTTGATTGAGCAGCTGCTAACTTTTGTAAACCTACTAGTGAATTAGGATCTGGAGTACTTGCATCTCTAGCTTCATTAAGACCCGTCACATCTCTTATCATTTTAAGATAATATTCGTACGTTTGTATAAGTGATCCAATTTTAGCTTGAGCTGCTGAAGTTTGTAATTCTTGTATAGGTACTTTAGCTGGATTCATGTCACCATCCTGCGTCATTGATCTACCAACTATACTACCTGTTTGAAAATACATATTCAAAGCTTCTTGAGGATTATAATTAGTACCGTTTCCTAAATCTACTTCAGCTAAACCATCAACATCTACAAAAACTCCATCTGGTACCATACGAGATAAAACTTGTTGTAATTTTAACGATGTTAATTGTATCATGTCTGCAAATCCTATCATTCTTTCAACAAGAGAATTTATACGTCCCTTATATAGTGATGGAGCACACAGTTGATAATTCATATTTACTTTAGTTAAATTAGAAAAAGGCCTTGTCATGTTTTCAGCTACTTCCCATTTTAACATTATTGGATGTCCTAATATCTTTACTCCATGATATAAAACTTCAATAGATCTACTAACTCTATCAAAATTATCATTAGGTGGAGGATTAAATTCATCTGTTTTTTCTAAAGCTTTTTCTAACCCTTGATCAGTATGTTTTATTTTAAAAACTTGATCTGCAAAAGTTTTGTATTCAAAATATAAAACTTGAACTGTGTTATTGTTGTTTTTGCCTTCCCAATTACGAGTGTAATTAGTGTTACCAGGCATTTTTTGAATTTCTTCTAGTTGACCAGTGGTAAGACCAGGGAATTGTTTTTTAAGTTCTGGCACACTTAATGACTTAACTTCTCCCACGTAATATATATCTTGAAAATTAGGATCATCAGTATAAGACCAAACTAAATTTGCAGGATCTACATATTCAACTGTAATACCATTAGACTTGTTATAGTTTGTTTTAACTGCACCTATACCTAATGTAACTAAATCTTTATTTACTCTACGTCTTACTAAGTCATATTTATTTCTTGCTAGTACATTTGTTATAGCTTCTTCCTCTGCAATTTCTATAGATTGTTTGTAATCTAATTGCATGTGAATTTCTAATTCTTGTTCAGTTTCAGGAATTCCTTCTCCTTTTATAGTGTTAAGATCAATTCCTAATGCTTGCTTTACTTGATCAATATATTCCCTAGTTGCTATTTGTTTATGTAAAGCTTCTGCATATTCTGTTCTTATTTTTTGAGATGCAGGATCTTGAGCATATGCTTTTATGTCATATAATTTATTAGACATTCCATTTACTACAATATCTACAAATTTAGGTATAATAGGAACAGGTTTCCAATCTAAGTTTAAATAACTTAAATCACCATTAATAGACATTTCATCTTTATACTTTTGAACTGGTTGTTCTGCTCTAGCATATAAACGTCTATTAAAAAAAACATTATAATTATTTTGATATCTATACCCTCCATAAGCTTGACTCCACCATTCTCCTTCAATTGCTTGTGCTACTCGAAGACCATATTCTAAACTCATTTTCTCAGCTTCAGGTACTACCTGATCGGGAAACGAACTTCTAGTATTTGTATAAATCATTTATTAATTATTTTAGAATTTAATCCTTCGTTGTTATATTTTTTTATTCCTAAATACATACTTTTTAATTCTCTTTTAGCTATAGGTCTATATTTATTTCTATTACAAGCCATAATAGCTAACCCTGAACTTATAGACGCATCGTGTTTAGTCCTATTATTTATATTAAATTTTGCCCAATCTTCTAATGTTCTTTGAAAATACATATCTCCACATTCACCATCAGGATTTAAACCTACATAATCTTCTATGTAACTCTCAATTGCTGCAGCGTGAGCTTGTTTCATATCTTCACTAGAATTAGGTATACCTCCTATTTCTTTCTCTGTTACAGACAGTTTGTTCCAAACTTTATCAGGTCTATTCATACTAAATTGTCTATATCCTCTTCTTTTTAAATAATATAATAATCTAGGTTTATTATTTTCTGCTAATATAGGCATTCCATAAAAATGAATAGCCATTAATACATCTTCAAAAAACATTTCTGCTGTTTGCGGTCTAGCTATATATTCTAAAAAAAATTGGTGAGGTGGTGAATCTTCTAAACTAAATTTAGTTAAGCCGTGTAAAGATCCATTAGAACCTCTTCCATCTACAGTTCCAGATATGTCGTAACTATCACATCCAAACGCTCCTAAATAATCGTTAGCAGGAAACTTTCCTCCATTTTTAATAATCACTTGATTTTGAAGATGTTTAGGTGGTATCCATGAAACAAAAAATCTACCATTCTTGTTAGGCATAAAAATTACTTGAGTATCTCTTACTCCATTTTCCCACATAAAACTTCCTTGAGTAACATTTGCAAGGTTGTTTAAATCTTCATTGTAATCTACTTGTTCATATATTTTAATAAGATTAAATAAAGATTCTTTAGTTTCATCTCTAAACGCATGTTTTTCGGTTCTTGGAAACTGTCGGTAGTATTCGTTTAAAGCATCTTGATCATTCTTTAATCCATCAACTTCATTCTCCCAATGTTCTATTACTCCAATACTAATATAGTTTCCGTCAATACCTTCCACTGGTTTTTTCGGTGTATCAAAAACAGGGTAACCATATCTATCTATAAAACCTTCATAGTTCCATTCCATAGGAATAAATAAAGAGTATAAACCTTCTTTAGTTTGACCATTTCTATTTCTTTCTAAACAATTAGAACCTGTATAAATATCTTTAAAATTTTGACCACCCTTATCCAACGCGTTGGAAGTAGAACCCATCATACATTTGCCAATAATTCTACTACCTAGTCTTAAACAAGTTTTAGTTACTTTCCAGTTATTTTTAATATTATCAGGTCTTTCCCATTTACCACTTTCATCGTGACCTAATAATTTTAATTTTTCACCATCATAACTATTATCTCCAGTATTTTTCCAATCTATAGTTGTATCTAAACCTTCTAATTCTCTAAGTTCTTCATTGATCTCCAGCTTTCTACGTGTAAGTTTAGATGCCGGAACCCTATATGCCAGTTCGGTTTTAGGGCGATCCATACCATCTTGGATTGGTTTGAAGAAAAACGGATAGTTAATTGAGATTGGTACAACTTTATCTGTGAACATTTTTTTAGCATCTGCACCAGTCTTAGATAAAATCCCGTACCTGCTGTCGGATGATATGGTTGCTTGATTAACAAGTTCAGCTGAACACATAAAGGAAAAACCGGATCTTCTGTTTTTAAGGTAACACATTCCATAGGATCTTGTATCGGCTTTACATGCTTCCCAAAAAATAAAGAATAATCTATTGGCTTCTCTATAATCAGGAGCTCCGACGTCGATCTTTGACCATTGCAAGTACATGTAATGAGTACCAGTGATATAAGTAGGAGTACCGTTATTATAAAACCAATAGCCTTCGTCTCTACGTCTAAATTCTTCATCTATATAATCCCACCATTTTTCTCTAAAATCAATTGGGTATTTTTCCCAATCAAATCTATTTTTTATTTTTTTGAGTTCTTTTGGATATTCAAATTGCTCCCAGTATTGTTCCTCTTTATCTTTGCTTCGTTTATACGGTTCATGTTCTGCTGGTAAAGCAATCCTGAGATTTTGTATTTCAATGACCTGTCCAATTTTTCCAGTTTTACTTATACAAATAAAATCATAATCATGATTGTAACCATATTTCCATTTTTTTAACCTATTTTGTTTAGATAAAATTTTAGGATTTATTACATCTTTTACTTCTTTCCAAAGTGTCTGTTGATAAGTCATTTGCTTCTTTTTTCTGCAAACCCTCTAAAAGTTTTTACTTCTTCTATTTTTTTAGGCTTATCATTTAATACTTCTTCTTCTTCTTGAATTCTTTGTAATATTTCAAATGCATCAAATATAGCTAGTTTCTTGGTGGCAGCTGCGTTCTTGAGTCGGTCCGCAGTTACATCCTCCCCTGTGTCTACAATCGGCTCCTTCGCTACTTTTATTAATTCCTTCACTGCTAGTTGTCCAGCTTGGATTATATTTTTCTTCGTTTCCTTTACGTTCATGTTTAACAACGATATCTTTAGATTTCATACAATATAATAATTCATTATCAATAACAAACTCAAACTCTCTTTCTGGTTTAAATGAAATTAAATCATTTTGGAATATACCTAAATCGTTTAATTCTTTATTACAATATTTAACTATACCTTCTTGTTTTTGAGTTTTTTGATTTGATAAGGTATCTTTGTTCTTAGTTGGTATAACGAAACATCTATCTCCAAAGGGTTTCCAGTTGTTTTGTTTATATAAATATATTTGATCAATAGAACAGAAATATAAATCTTCTTTAAAATACGATCTACTATTTTTTTCTTTTCCTTTCATATCATACCATCTTCTAAACACATTATGGTGTATGATTACTTTATCTCCTACTTTGACAGGTTGATTATAAGCTAAAGGAATTGCTACGACAATGGCTTCTGTACTAATAGCTTTAAAATTTTCTATACTTGTATTAAGTATTAATTTTTTATTATTGACTGTTTTAGTATTGTTATACCTTTTATCAACTGGCCGTATAATAAAATCATATATACTATTCACTGTATTCTAAATCAAATTCAACTGCAATAGCCATATTAGAATTAAACTTTTTCCATGGTAACACTTCATCATTCTTTTTTATGTAAATCAAGTACTCTCCATCTTTGCTATCTCCTATTATATCACAAATAATATGACCTCCGTAGACTGATTGACCTACGGAGTAATGCATTGCTTCATTCTTATAGTCAGATCCAATACTTATTTTTCTTATTTTATTAAGCATTTTCTACTACTTTTAAATTTGATTCTTGTTTTTCAATTTCAGTATACTCTCCTGTTTCCACGTTGATATTTACACTACCATATTCTTTTTCTAAGTCTATTTTGTATTTATCTACTTCTTGACTTAATGTACTTATTTGATGAAGTAAATTATGTTTTTGAGTTTCTAAATATCCTACGTTATTAAAAAGAGTATTTAAATCTTTTTGTTGTTCTTGAATTATTTTTAATTGTTCTTCTTTTATTTTTTTCATTTAATTAAATTTTAATTATTATTTATGTTATACCGTATATTTCTCTAGTATCTATCCAGTTTTGCGTAGTATCCGCTAGGTTTATATCTTTATTATACACACCAAATAAACCATAATGGAAGTTTCCATATTCACCTCCAATATTATTAACACCTATAAGTATATTTACTATATCAGCTTCATCAAAGTTATCTGTAACTACTTCTTCATATATACCATTAGCATCTACATTTACTGTTAGTGGTCCTAGCCCACTTGATGCTCCTGTACCATTATAATTCCAAGCTGTTGCTCCTCCTGCTGCTACTGCTGCGTCTAATGAGGATTGACACGCTACTCTTAGTGTTGCTGTTCCTGTAGCTCCTGCAGTAATACTAAAACTTACAAACAACCATTCGTCCTCTAAATTAGCTCCACCATCACCACTATAATCCTCTAGTTCAGGAAAGTTATAAAAAGTGCTAGGATTGTATACTCTAAATCTTTTGCTTGAAAGATATAAATGTTGGTTATATGATCCTGTGTTTGTAGCTCCATCAAAATCAACTAAAGTTTCAAAAGCACCAGAGCTGTAAGGACCTTGAATGTAACCTTGCCAAGATATGTTATTACTTAAAGAGTTCACAAGAGATAAATCTGTATCTCTAAAAATACCAACAGTTCCAGTACCCATGCTCCAAAATGCTGCTCCATACGTTGCATTGTCTCGAGGATAAAACTCAAAACCAGAACCAGGACTTATTGGTCCTCTCATGTCTCCAAAAGTACTAGGTTGTATAAGATTGTCAAACACAGCACTTCCTGCAATTTGTCCCTGTGTAGCCTGGTTAAAAGCTTCGGGAGTAACATATATTAACAAATCAGATCCATCGTAATCTATTGATGGAGGATAATTTGCTGGCGCAATCATGTTTTCAAACTTAGTCCAATAAAAAGTAGATCCATCATATGTATAATGAAATAATACAGGATTAGTACCTCCTAAACTAACATCACCATTTGTTATAACACTCTGCATTGTAGCTGCGCTACCTTCATCTTCATCTGGTAATCTATAATCAACTGATGCACTTGGATCTAAAATCACCCATCCTTCTGATCCATCTGGAAATTCTCCTATAGTATTTACTGTAAGTACATTTTCTAATCCAGCACCTAATGTTACTTTTATATTAGGTCCGTCTGTAGCGTAATCCCAGTCTATAACATCAGCAGCTGTTAAAGTAGTAAAAGCAGAAGCACCTCCAGTACTAGGAGTCACCCATTCTACATCACCACTTGCATTTTTAGCAGATAACACATCTCCCACTGAAGGAGCTGAAGGCAATGTTATTTTTAGTTCTCCATCAGTATCTAACTCTAGCTCTCCATTCGTTTGTCTATTACTTATAAGAATACCGCCTGTTCCAGTAGCATTACTTTGAGTTTGAATAAATATACCAGTATTAGAACTAGTAGTTTCTACATATAAATTACCTTTACCAGTTATGTTCATCTGTGTTAAAGGACTAGATTCTATACCCGTAGCTTTAAAAGTTATTGGATTAAACCCTGCAAAATCTAATATTTTTATTTCTTGACCTGCTGTAGCAGTGTCATTGACCGCTAATACGCCTGGCAACCCACCTACAGTATTTATTATATCATTACCTGAAAACCTAACATTAGTTAAAGTTCCTCCATTGTCATAGTATGCTGCAACACCTACTACATCACTTAGGGTAATTCCAGCTGCTGATAAATCGTCAAAGCCGCTTATTTTTTGATTAGGCATGTTTTATTTTTTTTATGTTTCTAATTTTACTTTGTCACTTAACCCAGATTCTAAGGCTACAACATCGACCAGGGAAGGTACATTAATTTCTAAAGCTATAAAATCACCACTTGGAGGTGGTGTACTACCAACCTTTTTTCTCCTTTTCCAAGCAGGAATAGTGTTTACGTTTTTATTAACTAAAGGCATTTTAAAATAACGCTAAAATTACTTCATTAACTCCACCTGACGGTAAATCAGCTGGTGTCGTGGCAGTAGCAGATAATACTGTAACTACAGAAATAGGTAGAAATGATCCAGCTGGAACATTATGGTATGTGGTAGAAGGCGTATCTGCAGCTGTAGGAGCTGTTGGTGCGCCTTGTATTGCTTTACCTTCTTGTATAACCTCTAGTGTCGCCATATCAGCTCCTATGTACAAAGCTGCACAAGCTCTACCAGAATGAACACCTGAACCGTCATTCCAATAATAATTTTCTTTTTCAAAAGTATAATTTACACTATTAAAAGTAGAACTAGTTGGAACCAAAGGATCTCCATTAGTCCAAGTAGTACAAGCACTTACTGCGGCTACTATTATTCTACAATTATTATCTCCTCCTACTAATGTTAATACATCTCCTACTTCGTAGTGCTCTCCACCAGTAGTTAAACTAAAAGTAGCTACATCTCCTACACCTGGATCTGTAACTGTTAATACTTCAACTGTAGCGTTTATACCGCCACCTGGTGTACTTACAGGATACGTATCTCCTGCAGTATATCCACTTCCTACTTCTGAAGGTGGAGCGGCTACTAAAGCAGTAATAACACCAGTAGCACCACATAGATCTTCTAACGCGGTAGCATCGTGTGCAAATACTCTAGGTTGTTTATATGTTGTACCTATTACACTCATAATTTTTTTATTTTCTTATTTTTTGAATTTTTTCAGCACCTCTACTTCCAAAGTAAGCTACATATACTGTTATAAGTAAGGCTTCTAATAAAGAAACCCAACCATTATTTATTTCTAATATAACAGTTGAATCTAAGACTATAAATATAGTCATACATAAAGTTAAATAAATTAAAGTTAAAGGACGAGTGTTTTTACTTAACCACGAATCTGATGTCATATCACTAGACCATCTACTAGAAATATTATTCATTTCCGCTATATCTTGATCTAACAACTTTAAAGCCATTTCTTTGTCTTTAGGCTCTATAGTATCATCACTTGATATAAGATTTTTTACAATACCTAAACCTCCTTGATCCGGAAGAAATTCACCTACAGTGTCCAATATCTTAGGAGCTTTTTCTCTTAAAAATATTCCTACCTTGGTTTCTTTAAATTTTTTACGTTTTTTCTTGTCCTTCTCCATTATTGTAAGGAAATAATTTATTTAATTTTTCTTTTCTTTTTTTACAGCCACAAGGTTTTTTAGTAACTTCACTTACTTTGTCAACTACTTTTTTTATACCTGTAGCAGTTGTAATTTTTTCGATTGTATCTCCCAATCCTTTTGATTTATTTGATTCCATTATATTGTTTATATTTTATTTTTTTAAAGCTAAAAGAAATTCTCTTAATCCTACTCCAAATGCAATACCTGCATATAAAGCATGAGCATGAGCTAACAATAAAGCTCCAATTACTCCACAAACCACTGTTTTTGAAAGTGGATGGTTTACAATATCTTTAATAGTTTCCATTATCTGCTTGATTTTTTATTTGCTTTTCTTTCATACCTATCTGCTTTTTTATCTAAATGTGGATATTTTTTTAATACACATTGTCTGATACCTTCAGGATTAGGTGCGTTGTGTGCTAGCTTAAGAGCAGACTTTGCTCTTTTAGGTGTGTTTACAGGATAACTTCCTTCTGGAGCTCCTCCTGAAGGTCCACAAAAATCCGAAGATTTAACGTTTGGATAATCTCCAACATTTGATCCTCCTGGTTTCTCTCTAGCTTCTCTTTGTTTTTCAGTTAATTCAGCCATTATTTCTTTTTCTTTTTTTTCTTTTTATTTCTATTACAAAATGCTCGTGCTTCTTCTTTACTACTAAAACCCCATTTTTTTAATGCCATAGCTAGATTACTCGGTTCTCCATTTTTTTTAGTCATACCGCCAGCCATACCACCAAACCTACAAGCAAAAGAAATTCTACGACTACCTTTTCCACTAAGTTGTCGTTTACCTAAAACTCTACCAGTTTCCTTAGTGTGTTTAGCTCGCATTTTTTTATTACGAGCTTCGTATTTAGAATTAACACTAGACATTATTTCTTTTTTACGCAATTATTGACCATTTTTATTCTACCACTTTTAGTCCTTTTTCCACTAGGTGATTTCTTTTTTCCTCTAGCAACGTAACCAGGCCAGCACTTAGTAAGTTTCTTAGCCATTACCTTTTATTTAAACGATGCATATGTTTTAGAATAGGATGTCTAGATTTTCTATTCATATGATCATAATGGGCATCTTCTTTTAAAGCATGAGCATGATCGAAGTCGTCTTCACCACACTCTTTACAGCCATGTTCCATTTGGTATCTACCATCTATACGTAACTTTCTCTCATGAGAATAGTCATCCATAGCAGCTTCTTTGTCTTTATAACTTGTCATTTTAGGCATAACGTAAATATTAAGGTGCTGGTTCTTCTACTTTTAGTTTTGCAACAAGACCGTCCATTTCATATTCTACTGGTGCATCAGGTCCGGCTAAATCTGCAGGGATAGCTCCTTTTCTTTTAAACTCTCCTTCAGGTAATCTTTCTAATCCCATCATTTTTTCTACAGTATCAAGATCTTGTTTATTCTTTTTAATTAATCTTCTATTTTCTAATATTGGTTTAAAGTTGTACATGTTTTGTAGTATTACAAGTTTTTATATTCTTCTGTCGCATCAAACGATGGACATGCTTTTCTCGCGTAATCCCTATGTGAATGTATAGTCGCATCTGGATACATTGCTTTTAATGTACGAAGCACACATAATAATGCTTCAATTTGTTCAAAGTTTCTAGTATCTTTCGGGGTCTTACCATCTGACTCAACGCCTCCACAATAGCATATACCTATAGAATTACGATTCTGCCCTTTACAGTGAGCCCCGATTTTGGCTATATCTCTACCTTTGAATATTTTTCCTTCTAAGTCAATGTAGAAATGATAACCTATGTCACTCCATCCTCTACCTTCAACGTGCCATCTTCTAATGGTTTCTACAGGGATGTTTTCTCCCTCACGTGTAGCGGAGCAGTGTACTATAATCTTATTTATTTTTCTCATTATTTTCTTTCTTTAATATATACCATTTATGTAGCGTGTAACCTAAAGTAGCAGCTAGTAATAATATTTTTAAAGTGGGTTCTATCCAATCAATACAACTTGCAGCAAACGCTCCTGTGTTTATAGCGTAAAGCTTAATACTATCTGCTAATTCCATGGACTTATTTGTTTGCACGTAAAACAGCATTTCCATGATCCTTTGGATATTCTTGTCCTGGTAATGGAATACCTTTTGGATTAGGCGGTAATTTACATGGATTTTCTTTACCAGCAGGTTTTTGTCCAATACTTGCAGCGTACGTTCTTCCTTTTCCAGGTTTCATAGAATCAGGTAGTTCTTCATACTTACCTGTTTTATTTCCTCTATATCCGTTTAATATATTTTGTGGCATAATTTATTTTTTTTAAGCTCCTTGATAAGAACTTGTGTTAACTTCATTTTGAGGCTTAGCGTCGTTAGCAAATTGAGCATTTTCTTGCATTAACATAGAACCATCTCCTAGATTTTCAGGAGTAGTAGCCTCGGGTAAGGTGCTTGAACCAGATAAATCTTTATAGGTAGCATCCATTGCTGTTTTTGTTAAGTCGTATGGTGTCATGATACTTGAGTATTTATTTTTAAAGCATTTAGTTGATCAGTAATTTGAGTCGATTGAGATGGTTCAGGTGCATTAACAATTTGTGTTGGCTGTGGTTTAGGTAAAGTACCAGCACCACTTAAATCTTGAGCTAAAGCATTATTTAAATTATTTCTACTAGCTGTAGCTTTATCACCAGCTTGTTGATTAACCATTTCTTGAAATTTAGCATCTCCTTGTGAGTGACCATACAAAAAACCTGCAGCAGCTGCAAATGGGGAAGCAAAATTACCTATTACTGGTATTTTACTAGCCATACTAGCCCATTGCCCAGCACTTTGAAGTCCACTTTGCGTTTGAACTTTTGAAAGATCATTCATTTGTAACTCATCACCCATAACCTCTTGTTTTATCTTTATTTAAATAAGTTATAGAAGTGGATAAAACTGAATCACTATATCTTTTACGTTTCATTAACTTATTAGATCTAGTTGTTTCAGGAATATCCTCTTCTCCTAACATTATACGGTACATTCGAGAAATTAGCTGTTTACACTTGAAAGAAACTTTATATATATGATACTTTTGAGTGGTGCGGTTTCTTGCGCGCCATACCACTATCCATCCCTCCTTAAGTAATCTGTTCCAGCGTCTGTTGTCCCAGCTATATGCGTACGTACCGATTTTAAAATCGTTTTTAGTAAATCTATCTATCGCTTCTAAGTATATTAACAGTTCAAGATCTGCTTCTTTAAGATCACTTGTTTTTGCTGCCCATTTACGTATGATGCGATAATGTTTGAGTATATTTATTTTTTTTAAATCAGTTGAATTCAATTTTCTCATAATACAATAACAATATCTTTTTCTTGTATTATAGTATAAATCTCATCGTTTAAATCTAATTTAAATCCTGCATGTCTATCGAAATAAATGTCACTTCCAGTGTTTACTGTTTCTACTAAATTACCAGGTAAAACAACAACTCCTTTTCTATATCTTATATCTTCTCTTTGTTTTTCTCCTAATAATAAACCTGATTCAGATTTTTTAGTAGTTTCTTTTATTTCTTTTATTACTATATTTTTACCTATTGCCTTCATTTACTCTTAAATTATTAATGACACAATTGGTAGATAAAATAGTAGTAGCTACAGAAGCCGCATTTAGTAAAGCACTTTTAGTTACCAGCAATGGATCAATTATACCGGCTTTAACCATATTTACCGCTTTTCCTGTAACCACATCTAAACCTCGACCATTTACTTCTGGCATTGAGATTTCTTCTATTCCAGCGTTTTTAAGAATAGTACTATATGGTGCACAAATAGCATTTAATAGTACTTGTTCTCCTTTACTTTTTGCTTTTATATTGTTTGCTGCGTTTAACAACGCTACTCCTCCTCCTGGTACTATACCTTCTTTTATAGCGGCTTTTGTAGCACAAATAGCATCTTCAACTCTATCTTGTTTTTCTTTAAGCTCTACTTCTGAGTTTGCACCAATTTTAACAATAGCCATTTTAGCTAATAAACGTGCTAATCTTTTTTCATACCTAATTTTAAAGTTAGGATTAGAAGTAGATTCAAGTTTTTCTTTAATTGAATTAATTACTTCATTAACTTCTTCTGGAATTTCATCTACTTGAATCAACGTTTCAACAGCTGTACTTACAGATTTTTTACATTTACCAAAATGTTCTGGTTGTATTAAATCCATATCATCACCTAAATCTTCATTGATTAAAGTTGCTCCTGTTAACAAACACAAGTCGTCTAAAATATCTTTTCTATTTACACCAAATATAGGTGGTTCAATTAAGTTTAATTTAAAATTACCTTTTAAGGTGTTCATAGCTAACGCTTGTTTTACTTGAAGATCTACGTCTGCTATTAAAAGTAGAGAAGGTTGACCACTTTCTTTACTCATAATCCACTCTAATGTAGATTGTAGTTTTCTTATATTATCTATTTTATTTTCTACAATCAGTACCAATGGAGAATCTAATTCAGCTGTATTTAAACTTTTGTTGGTTATGAAATGAGGAGATGAAAATCCTTTTTCATATTGAATTCCTTCAATATTTTCTACCACAGTCTCTGGTTGATCATTAACTTCCATCGACACAATGCCTGTTTCGTCTACCGCTTTAAAAGCACTCCCTATAATATTTCCTAATTCTTTATCATTGTTTGCGGAAATAGTAGCCACTTGTTGTATTCTGTCTCCACTAACAGGTTTAGAAATCTTGTTTAAGTATGTAACTACTTTTTCAACAGCGTTATTAATACCTTCTTTAAGTTCACGCGGGTTTTCCGATTCGGCACTCTGAGCTTCTTTTAGAATAGCACGTGCCAAAACGGTTGCTGTTGTTGTTCCATCACCTGCTTCTTTAACAGTTTTTCTAGCTGCTTCTTTTAACAACTTGGATCCCATGTTTTCTACAGGATCTAATAGAATTATATCATTGGCAACTGTTACGCCGTCTTTAGTTATTTGAGGATTACCGTGACTATCTTCTAGTATCACACATTGGCCACCAGCTCCAAGAGTGGAGCTAACGGCTTTTGTGAGTTTATCTATTCCTTCAAATATTTTATTCTTAGCATCCTCTCCAAAGTTGAGGTGCTTAACTATTTTTTCGTTCATTATATTAAATTAAATTGGTTTTAAATTACTTCTTAGGCTTCGGCTTTGGCTTCGGCTTTGGCTTAGGTCTATACTTCATCTGTAAATGTTTTAACTACTTTAGGCCCTTTTAAGAATTCTAGTTTTTTAGAGTAATGTTCTATAGAGCCATCAATAGCAGCTTCTGCTCCTACTAATGTTTCTCTTCTTGTTACATCTATCCAATCTTTATCTTCAGGGTGTAAGTATTCTGTTTGAAAAAATCCATTTGGTAACTGTACAATCCTCCAGTTTTTCTTTTCGGTTATATGTTTCCAAAGGTCGACCATTCTTTGGTCAGGTTGCATAGCAGCTTTAAAGCCGCTGGTATATAAAAATGTCATGGTTTTATTTTTATAGGTTATTAATTACTATCACTTGATAGTATGGTTATTTCCCCGCCGAAGCGGGGGATTTTAATTATAAGAAATTACAACTTTCTTCATCTCCACATTCGGCTACACTTCCGTTTATGACTCCTGTAGGAATATTACACGTAGGTAATTCTACATTAAGTTCATAACAACATGTTATTCCTGTTGTTGAATCAGTACATTGTGCTACTGCATATGTTACAGCATCCCATCCAGGAACAAGTGAAACGTCAATCAATAAAGCTGAAGTTGCACTAAGATCACACGTTGCTCCTGCCGCACCTTCACATATAGTATATATTCTTAAATCTTGATCACAACAGTCACAAGCAGTTAATCCTTCACCAGGATTTCCTGCTATAGGACCATTCCAATTGTTTATTCCAACTTGTGTCGCCGGTCCGGCTGGTGATAAATCAGTTACCTCCCAACAGTTACTTAGACTTGCAAGTGGTCCAGCTGTTACTTCAATAACATCCATTAATGCTAAAGCATCAGCCGCGGGATTAAGATCAGATAAAGCTACTACTTCTGTATACGCACCATCACAACTTGTAAGTTGTATTAAAGGGGTACAATCTGTATCATCACATCCAGTTGATATTTGGAAATCACTAAACCCAGCAGTCGGTGCATCACTTGTACATTGAGTAAATTCATAACAAATAAACTTACCTGGCGTAGCAGCTTGCTCTCCTTTAATCTTATTATCAATACTAAATTCGTTCAATGCTGCCCAAGCTGATGGATCTACTACTATTATTTCTTCTGAAGAACAACGTTGGTATTCTCTATTTGGACCACTATTACAACACACACAATCTACTTCAGGTGTTGAATAAGCTATGAAACCTGGTAATTCCACTAATGGACCAGCTAATGTAGAAGGGTTTTCTAAAACCTCATAGCAGTTTCCACTTTGTTTTATTATTTGTCCAACACTCCAACTTTCCGAACCAGGAGTACCAGTTGAAGATACCCATTTATCTCCAGTAGGATCATCACAGTTGTCATACTTTACATATGTAGGTGCTTCACCTTCACAATCTTCACAAGATATCCAAGCTATATCAGTACTTAAGTCAGTATATGCTTTTGCTGCTCCAGAAATTAAGTTTTCTTCTACGCAAGGGTTAGGATCTACTTTCTGATAACAACATTGCACATCATCAGGTCCACCAAGATCTATTTTTATGTAATCAGGTGCTGTAGATGGTTTCCATGATTCACCAATAGTTTGACCCCATGCACATACATCTATGTTTATTTGAGGAAATCCTTCAACAAAACATTCTTCATCACAATTTTCATATGTAACTACATCATAGTATATACAACAAGAACATGAACTAGAACTAGTTTCATAAGCAAAATCACATGGTGCTGTTACAGCCCAAGGCGCTGTAGGACCGGAGAATGCTACTCCTTGTACTTCGATGCAACAATTTCCATCTACACAGAAGGAATGTGTATCTCCTCCATCCAAGTCACCTATATAATGAATTCCAGGACTTCTAAATGCTGCAGGTATTGGATCAGTTTCATCTTCCCATAACCATTCTTCTGCTTCACATGTTTTAAATCTTAAAAACTCTGGTGGTTCATCACCACAAACTTCATTATCACAATTATCTACTGGAACCATAGTAACAGGTATTTCAGGTGACATACAAACTTTAGTAAGAGTGTAACAGTAACTTGCTTCTTCAAAAGTAACGTTAACTACATCTCCATCATTTAAGCTTTCACAAAGTCCAATATCATCTGGTGCTACAACTTGTCCAGATAAAGGATCATGTGCTGATGGTGGATCTCCTGGACAAGGTGTTAATGTAAATGAACATTCATATAAACAACACTCACAACCACAATCAGGTAAAGATAAACTTTTTATACTATTTAATATTGGTGTACTACCATCATCAGTACCGGCAGTAGTCAACTTTATGCAATTAACTGCTTCGCCACCAGTAAATTGACCAAACTCACAATCATTATCTATAGCAGTTTCCCAACCAGCAGGTCCAGATATGTTACTTTGTAAAGTTTCAAATAAAATTTCATCGGTCTCACAATTTGTGCCTCGTATTACAGGATCTTCAGGAGGCGCACAACACTCTTCACATGATTCAAGTCCTGTAGGTATAGGTGACCATTCACAAACATACCAACAATCTCTTATTTCTTCCTCATCTACAGGATAAGTTACTGGAGAACCATTGTTTGATAACTTTACATAACCAGGACTTAATGCTTCAAATGATGATTCACATGTAAATATCCAATTTCTTGCATCTTCGTCTATAGTACATATATCTTCACCTGTTTCTGTATTACAACTAACGGGTTTAAGCGCGTAAGTGGTGGGACAACCGCTAGGTCCACTTGATTCACACTTGAAATCTACTGTATTTCCAGCGTTTGTTATGGTAACACTCGCATCTGATGAAGTTAATGTTAAAGTATCACTACACCCAACCGCTTCAGCAGCTGTTGCTGACGATGTTTGGATGAATTTAAAAGAGTGATCACAAGATGTTTCATCACAAAATTCGCATATGCCAGCTAATGTGATTAATCTGGTTGAATTTTTGTTTTTTGTCTCTGATACTACAATTAACTCCGTACCATCTGGATTAGTTACCGGCGGGTAGGTATATATTATTGCCATTTTTTACGTATTTTTGTGGGCTTTTGCGTAATTTTTTCTTTGTCTCTTAATTGATCTAGTTTTTTGTCTCAATTCTTTATTTGAAGCGTCCGGCATTATTCTTTCTGCCAATCCTCTAGCACTTTCATAGTGCTTCATAGCCTTCATATTTTGTTTATCTTGCTTTTTTGACTCTTTTGCGAACTGTTTTTGAGATTTTTTAGAATAATCTTGATATCTATCAGCAATTCCCTTATCTGTACTAGAATCATAGTGAATTCCAGACTGATTTTTTCTATTTTCTTTCTCTGTTAACTTCTTTTGCTTAGCTAACGCCTTACTTTCACGCCAAGTAGCTTCGTCCATTTCACCAGATCTCCAAGCTTTATTTCTATCTTTTCTACTCATTGACGCTAAACTTGACTTTCTATCGGCTTCTGCTTTTTCTGCTTGAGCTTTCGCTGATAAATCTCCTTTTTGATAAGCTCCACCTTTACCAGAACCACCTTCTCCACTGAAAACTGGAGTCATATTACCTCTTCCGGCTTTGGTTCTGTAAGCATCGTCTAATGGTGTGTACCCACTACCATCTGCTGACAGTATTGCTCTAAACGTATTACCTGTTCCAGAAGTCTTCATTCTAGAAGTATTAGCATTATCTACTGTTTTTTGCATGTTTTTATTCGCTGCGTTGTCAGTTGCATCAAATAGTTCGTCATCTATTGAGTTAATTTTTTGAAACGGTCCTCCCATGATTTCTATATTTTTTTAGACGCCTCTACCGCCCATGTGTTTTAATATTTTGTGGGTTCCTTCTCTATAACCCATCCCAGCATCAGAGCCGTATTTGTGATCATGATCTTTCTTTTCCATAGATTCAGATTCATGACGTCTATCTTTCATAGACTGTTTTTTACTAGACTCTTTTCCGTCTTTATTACCTAAAGTTTCGTCTAATCTAGCGTTGTATCCTTGTCCCATTTTAATATTTATTTTTCTTGTTGTTCTTTTGCAAATCGTTGAGCAGAAATTAAACTAAGTTTATCTGCTATTTTTTGATCTTTTTCGCTAAGTTTTCCATGTTTTTGCTCCCAACTAGTTAATTCACCTTTTTTTAAAGCGTTTGGATCTTCACTTGTAGTAACTATAGCTTCTTCCATTTGTTTAATTTTTTTACAATCTGGGTATATACCCTCATATCCCTGCGGACATTCTTGTGGGCTAACGTTTCTAACCATCGCACCCATTCTTTCGTTTGATTCTGTTGATCCTGGCATTTTTTTATTGTTTAATATTTTTAAGTCACCTGTATAAAGATAGTAACTCACATATAAACGTTAAAATTTACATATTAGATATATAGAAGTATGGGGTTACCCTTCCTCCCTCTACTTCCCTTTCCCCAGAAAAATCCATATTTTTTAACCGGGCCCCATGCCATCCCCTACCCCGCCCTACCCAGCCCCAGGCCCACCCCAGCCTACCCCTCCCCCTCCCCACCCTATCCCCAACCTCAACAAAACTAATTTCACAATTTATCTACGATTATTCTTGGATAATATATATGTTAACCAATTAAACCTAATCATTATGTCTTTATTCTTCGGTATTGTTCTTACATTTGTTACAGCTCTTAAGCTGGCGATCATTGCAGCTCTTGTTTGTCGTTATATCATAAACAAATTTCAATAATACATTTACAATGTAACTACAACCTCAACTGGATAATAATAATAACTAAACTAAATAACTAACAATTAAAAACTTAAATTATGCTTAAATTAAAATTATACGCTTTCTACACTGCTCTTTCTTTATTCGCTCTTAATGTAATTAACTTTGTATATCAACTTGTGAGAATTATTTACGGAATTTAATTTCACAATTTAAATACAACTAAAACTGGATAATATAATAAACTAATAATTAAAATAATAACTTATGTCTAAATTAACTAAAATAACTAAAAAAAGATTTGTAATTTCTAAATCATTAATCGGTAAAAACTTACTAATTTCATTCACAAATAAAAAAGGTGAAAAGTTTGAGTACGACCACGATGCGGTATTCTCACTAAATCAAGAAAGATTATTAAGTATGGCATGCTTCAATGAGTATGGAAATTATACAAATACTAATAAAATACCAAACTGGGCGAAGTAAAGTAACTCAGTTTGTTTTAAAGTCCAGTTAGTTACACTCGTTTCCTGGTAAATCAAATATGAATGAGTGAGCACCTCAACTTATAAAAGTATGACAATAGCCTGTTATTAGGTTACTATATATAGCTAATGTCACACTATTAAATACTTATATTTTAAAATATCTATGTAAGATATTGAGAAATCAAGTGTT